GCTGGAGATTCGTCAAATGATTCATATCGACCGTCGTCCTTGGCCAATTCGCACGATTCTTCAAGTGCGGCATGATACATGGTTTCGAAAATAAGTTTATTTAGTTGACGTGCTTCGTCGGAATCGAATGGTATGTTCATTTGAATAAATGTATCCGCCAAACCTTGGACGCCAATACCAACGGGGCGGTGTTTCAGATTACTAGTTCGTGTTTTGTCCGTTGGATAATAGTTTTTATCGATAACACAGTTTAAGTTATAAGTGACTACTTTGGTGACTTCATGTAGTTTATCGAAACAAAATGTGGGTTGTGCGGTAGAATGGTCGATGAAAGCGGGAAGTGCGATACTCGCCAAGTTACAAACGGCGGTTTCTTCGGGTGTAGAAACTTGCATGATTTCTGTGCACAAATTGGATGATTTTATAATCCCAATGTTTTTTTGATTCGATTTTTTGTTCGCAGCGTCTTTATAACAAAGATAGGGTGTTCCAGTTTCCATTTGAGCGTCTAAAATCTGGAACCATAATTTCCGCGCTTTCATGGTAACTCGTCCCTTCCCTTCTTTTTCGTAATGTGTATATAATGAATCAAACGCGTCTCCATATACATCGGACAAAGCCGGACATTCATCAGGACACATTAGCGTCCAATCCCCGTCGGATTTCACCCGTTCCATGAAAAGGTCGGGTATCCACAAAGCGTAAAATAGGTCTCGTGCTTTGAGTTCTTCATCGCCGTGATTTTTTCGCATCTGTAAGAATACTTCAATGTCTGCATGCCATGGTTCCAAATATATCGCAAAACTACCATTTCGCTTTCCGCCTCCATTGTGTACAATCCCATTATGAATCATATAGTTGTGTTCCTGTTTCAATTGTAGGTCATATACTACCCCATTGTATACGGTTTCCTCGATTGTTTTTACGCGAGTGAACATCAAATTATTATACCGGAAGAATTTGAAAAAGTTGCCGAGTTTATATTCTGAGCCCATTAATTCGCATATTTCGACAGTTCTTGGAATTCTCAGACAATATGCGATTACCTTGTTCTCAATAATACCGTTACGTGTTTCGTGTTTTTCTCCAATGCGGTCTCGTATATATCCACTCGTTAGAATACCATTTCTCAAACATAAAAATCGAACACTTTCGATCAGGTTCAATGACGTGCTATCGAAAACTAACTCTTTTTCGCCATTACACCCATCGGTTTCAATCAATCCTCGTAAAATCGCGTTAGATTTTACAATTGGTAAATTTAACCATTTTGGTAATATTCGTTTTTCTTTATTTTCATCGTAAAAGTCATTATATCGGAAAGGCAATTCTAAATGTTGGTTCCAACGAATACGTGTAGTATTACCATTGACGGTGATATTAGCATGTATAGAACGAGATTCTAGATATTTGATTATAAAATCGCGTGTATTGGCTTTATTTTCCGTATGTAAGGATATATAACCGGTGCTCTCGGTTGAGCGATTCATGCACCCGTCGCCTAATATAATACCATACATTCTGCAGTCGTCTATAGATATAGATTCAACATCTGCTTCAAATGACGGAATGGAATAAGCGACCATATCGTTTCCCCCCACATCTTTCGCATCAACCCATTCTATTTGTGCGAGTCCCTTCTCCAATCGGTTTTGTATTACTGTATAATTCAGTCCTTTTGCCTGGTTGCGTAATACATACATTGGGTGTTCCGGTGTGATTTTCAATGGGAAAATCGAATGCATCGTATTAATTTCTAACATTTTGCCTTCGTATGAATATTCCAATACATTTTCGATTACTTCCGATATGCCGTGTATATTATAAGACGATGTTACACCGTGTTCACAGTGTTGTATTTGCTTTGGACCGTGTGTAGTATAGACAATTGTTTCGGGGTGAAGACACTGATCAACATATTTTGCGGTGGTATTATACACTCGTAACATGGGAACAATACCGTTAGATGTTCCATTTGTTCCGCGAATATGACTACCCGTGGCTCGAATATTATGAATATGCAGCCCGATACCCCCTGCCCATTTTGAAATATTCGCACAGTCATTGAGTGTGTTATAGATTCCGGAAATACTATCATCTTCCATAGCCAGCAAAAAACACGAGGACATTTGTGGGCGAGGTGTTCCGGAGTTAAAAAGGGTTGGAGTCGCATGTGTGAAATATTTTAAGGACATATACTCATATGTTTGTATAACACGTTCCATGTTAATCCCATGAATACCGATTGCAACGCGTAACCACATATGTTGAGGTCTTTCAACAATTTTTTGATTTATTTTCATCATATAGGCTCGCTCCAATGTTTTGAAACCAAAAAAGTCGATTAAATAGTCACGTGAATAATTACATAATTCGTCAAGTAGAGTAGAGTTTTTATTTACAATAAAATACAATTCTTCTGAAACCAGTGGACTAGATTTCCCTCTCTTGTCTGTATAGTTATATAATTGTCCAATTACTTCGGAAAAAGAATCGGAACTGATGTAAGTTCGTCAATTTGAGTGGTTGATATACCGTCAAATAATTGGTCAATCACTTTCATAGCCAATGTGGTATAGTTAATATGAATATCAGCCTCCGTCCCCGTATTTTTAATTCGTTGTAGAATTTTGTCGAACGACACAATTTCCCGTTCTCCGTTACGTTTTACCACATACATTTCTTCTTCATTAGAAAAAGAGGACATATTTCTATTAAGTATTATTCGTAATAATTGTTTATGTTGTTTTATTCCAATTTCACCAAACAAACTCCCCCTAGAACGGGTAAATTCATAATTTGTCTTGTATCACTACCATTTTCTCCATTGACTACCTCTAATTTCACGACCTTTTTCTTCGCCGCACGATGTTCAAATCCGGTTTCACGTTCTGTTAAAATGGTGTTCCATGTTTCTTCGATTATGGGTTGTGCATGTTTGAACCATGTTCGGTTTCGTTCTACCAACACACATGATAATTCATCTAGATACCAATGAAGAGTTGTGTATAAAGACCATGACCGGCGCATTTTTGTTCGAGTAGTTTCAACCCATGCTTCAATCGATTCTTTGGTCAATTCAATATCAAGAGGCATGTATACATATTTGGGTGCGCCTGAATATTGTTGAGCCAGGGGATATCCTCCTCCACCCCCTTCTTCACTATTTTCATTGCCGGTTAAAGAGCCGCCAATACTCACACGTTCTATAAAATATAATATAACGCCTCTATGTTCGTGTTTATTATCTGGTGCATAAAACGCTTCTTCGTTTTCATATTCTTTAAACCGTGTTTCTAGAAAATCACATTCGTCCAAATCACACGTTTCCATTTGTATTTGCATTTGCACCCAATATGCTTTTGATGGAACCGTAATCTCACGGTTCACAATATTCTTAATTTCCAACATACGACCGTAACGTTCTGATGTCGGGTCTGTAATAATTCCGTCAGGAGAAGCACCTATATATGAATATTCGGGGTGCTGAACACAGCCGAAATCCTCCACCTTTGAATTGTATAGTTTTTCATACAACATAACCGAAACGGGTTCGTATTTTTGCCCCCAATGCATAGGACTTGATGTATTTACATGGACAGAACCAATGCAATCACTATCCTCTTTTAACGGTAAACATTTTTCATAAATCAGACTGTTGCGAAGTGCTTCCGAACCAAACACCTTATATAAGTTGGAGGCGGTTATTAGTCCATGTCGAAATTCGTACCATTCGGGTGTTCGCTGTTCGGGTTGTGGAATAGCCCGAATTTTGGATATTTTGTTGTTCAAGTCTGAAGTATTTACAGATGGGATTGAGTTAGAATCTGACCGCACAGGAATAGAAGTATTCCAATTTTTACTCATTGTAAAATAATCGGTTATTATGTTGCGTATAAAATCGCGAACATCGTCGTAATCGTCTTCTGGGTCATCATCGTCCTCCCCATGACTGCATAAATCTGCGTCAGACCATAAATCAAATAGGTTCGCGGTTATAGAATCAACCATATGATTATGAAAGTTGGGGTCAGCCATTTCCAATATATGTTCATGAAGATAGTCATCAGTAAGTTCATATACAGTAGACGTCATATCAATCACGTCATCATCTGATAATGTATCGATGAAAGGTTCTTTGGGCTCACGTGAACTCATTAATAACGACATAATTTCTTCAAAGAAATTGTTAGACAAGTCGTATGAAGATTCCAAAAGTTCCTCCATGTCGGATTCCGATGAGGTTGAAGGGTCTTCTTCTATTTCCATTAGTCAATAATACAAATCCTATATTTGTATTGTTTTACAATCAATTTTCTTCTGCATTCAGAACTTTTTCTACAACACGTTTGGGCGTAAGTGACTTTAATGTCGATACGCGCTTCGTGTCCAATATACGTAATGTAAAATGATGTTTATCTGTATTAAAATGAAGAGCAGGAATCGCAATTAATTCCCGGTCTTCTTTATTATAGGTAACGTCTTTTGTTTTTAATAATTTTCCCTTTTCCAAACAATTCACGAAAAATTGCTTTAAATTTTTAATTTCCTTTACAGGCAAACTGTTGTCTTTGCCGTATTTTTCGGCATAACAATGTAATTTTTGTATTTTCACTGTTTTATCTAATTTATTCCATGGTTCCGTTTTATTATATTGTTTTTCTGTTTCCAATAGTGTATCCAAATCGTTCGTATTCATTGTAGAAGATGAACCGGTTTGGATTCCTGATAATCCGGGAATAAAAGGTGTTTTTGCCTTTTGTTTAGAGTCATCGGGTTGTGGCGTTACTGTATTTGCAGATGGGTCCGATATAGGTGCTTGTGTAAACATAGTAATAGACCGTGCCTTTATATTATATATAATGTTGTATCTATCCTCTTTTTAATTGTAATATATATTACAAACATACTTTCAAATTTATTTCACATATCATCATAAGAAAGAAAAAATGAATGATGATACAAAGATTTTAGTCATTCCAATTGAGACAATGTCCAAGAAGACCAAAAAGGTGGTCATAGAAAAGCCCCGAAAACAGAGAATTGTTACACAAACCGCAAAATGGTCGGATATTTCGGGTAATTTGATGGTAGAGGAAGAGTTGGGATTACGTAATCTCTTGGATACAGGTGAAGATGAAGGTGTGTCCAAGATTATAGCGCAACATATTCGCACAAAGATTTGCGGATATGCCGCACAAGACCGTTTGAAAAACCTGTTTTCTGTGAATGAATTTGTAAAATTCCAAGATGTCTTGGACTTATTCAAGACATCTGAGTTGAATTGTTATTATTGTAAAGGAAAAACAATGGCGTTATATGAATACGTTCGTGAACCCAAACAATGGACATTAGAACGCTTGGACAATTCCCGGGGGCATAATCGCGATAATGTGGTCTTGGCGTGTTTGCAATGCAATTTACGGCGACGCACTATGGCTTCGGAACGTTATGTGAAAACGAAGGAAATGTCCAAGATTGTTAAGGTTGAGTAATTACTTTTTGATCAGAGCGACATTTTTCCATGCCGCCACATTATTTTGTAGTTCAATTATGATTTGGGCGTTTTTGTCCTGTAGTGTTCCGGATAATTTAATCCAAGTATCGTATATTTGTTGTCCAACGATTGCCCTATGTCCGTAATAGGGGTATTTACTACGGTGACATTCTGTGTACTCTTGGGTATTCCGGTTGGATGTAATAATACTTTTACCCTCACATTTTGGTATGTGAGTCATATGTTCATTATATTTCGTTGTTAATGTGATTAACTTAGATATAATATCTTTTATCTCTTCTTCTTGTATATTTTTTATCTCTTCTTCTTGTATATTTTTTATCTCTTCTTCTTCTTCTTCTTCTTCTTCTTCTGGTATTTTTTTTTTCATTATGGTGTTCAATCTGGTCGTCAAACTGGTGTTAATAGTGGATATTTGACTCGTCATACTGTCTGTTAAATTTTGAAAAGTATTTCCTTTATCTATCTCTGCCTCTGTCGACGGACCAAAAGGCCAAAGCCCACCCACGATTCTCCGTTTATTGACCCTCCGAGATTTCTAGGACTTCCTACTCGATTTGTTGGACTTCTTCTTCAAAGCCTTGGACTTCTTGTTCTTTAAACTCCGATTCTTTCTAGTATGATGCATAATATAATATACGCACAAAACAATCCTTGCTAAATGAATATAAATGTAGGATTACAGTTACATAAATCAACATGCAGGAAGAAACGAATCGACATTTATCCCCTCCTCTAATATCAACATTACATGCAAATATAAAACAAAAGTTGGACGGATTCTTAACTTCCAATCGCATTCCCCATTTGTTGTTTCATGGTGCATCGGGGACAGGTAAGCGCACCTTGGTGCACGAATTCGTGAACAAGATATACAATGGAGAAAAGCACAAGTTGAAATCCAATGTGATGTTTGTAAACTGTGCGCACGGAAAAGGCATCAAGTTTATCCGCGATGAACTCAAGTTTTTCGCAAAAACGAACATAAAAGGGACGCAAGGAGTCCAGTTTAAGACAATCGTCTTATTCAATGCGGACAGTCTAACGATTGATGCTCAATCGGCAATGCGTCGATGTATAGAATTATTCAGTTATAATACGAGATTTTTCATAGTGGTGGAGAACAAACATAAAATGCTAAACCCCATTCTCTCAAGATTCTGTGAGATATATGTTCCGGAGCACATGGACGAGAATGCGAACATAGTAAATCTCCATCAATACCATCTACGCAGAACCTACGTCCAAGATGTGAAACCGAATACATGGTTTGAATCGAATATAGGTAAAATCTTGGACAAGACATACAAAGAATGGGTCAATATAATAACAGCAGCGTATGAAGAAGGACTCTCGTGTCTGGATTTCGTAGAGTGGATAAAATCGACGTCTCAATTGACGGACAAGCAGCGTGCGAGCATTGTAATGTATTTTCATAAAATCAAGGCGGAATATAGAAATGAGAAGTTGCTGATGTTATGTGTAGCAAACGAAATTCAAACTCGTTGAATGATAGAAAACGATATGTTTTCTCAATGTAAATGGACGATTTCGTAATTTCGAATTTACATGAATCGCGCAACGAATGGTGTAGTCGTTTAGTGAGTATATTCACACCTTTGGTAGATGAAGGATTTAGGTCAATTTTTAATGAATCTTGGAAAATGTGTGTCGATACAGACGAGATGGGAAAATATTTGATGACGTTTCAGAATTTATTAACACGCATACCCAAATGGAATTCGGTTCTCATTGAAGAGGAACGAAAACGAATTATTGAACGTTCTGGGTGTAATTATTTAGAAGATTTGATAACATGTGTTCATATTATTCAACTCAAAGTGCTTACGTGCATTCGTGCAGGAAATAAACAGAAAAAGATAGATATATCTATTCCAAAGCTAGACCATTTTATTCACAAAGTGTATTTACACACGGCACGCAAAATATATAGCAATGTATATTTGTTTGAGAAGAATGTGAATCCACTTCAAATGCAAAAAAATGCCCGCGAATTAGAGATGATAATCCAAGATTGTATATTAACAACAATACGTGATAGTATTCCCACGGAGGCGATTATCCGCGCTTACATGGACGAGAGTGTGGAGCAAGACGAGGAGGTATTCGTCGAAACGATGAAGGAGCCCGAGATAGAAAAGGAAGATGAATCAAAATCAGATACTGCAAAGGAGGTTGCTGTAAAGGACGATGAGCTCGAATCAGTTCCCGTAACCCCGTCCATTAAAAATATCGACGATGAGCCGGTGATGACGAAACTCACATTTAACGATATGGATACAGCAGTGGACACCGACAATAAAGAGGAAATGATTGATGCTCCAAAAACAATAGAACGTTTGGAAGATATTAGTATGTCTCGCGCGATAGAGCGCAGATTAGCAGAGGAGGATGATGAAGACGATGACGAACGCATAAAAATCCACCCAGGTAGTTTCGATTTAAGTGGATTTGATGTATTAGATGCAGGGTCAAATGTGGGTGTATTAGACGATTCGGAGATTAAGCTAGATATTGAGGAACTATAAAATTGAAAGGTTTTTTCATTTATAAACAAATGCATCTTTACTTTAAACTAAGTAGTAAACATGCCTTACAAAACTGGAGGTGAAACACATTACGGAGGGGTAGGAAACGAGAAGGATTTGGTCGCACTAATGAATTCGGATTCCGACTTGAATATCAATCGTCATTTCCAAGGAGAAACAGACGGGAAACCGGTATGGACACATTTGGGTGGGACAACCCAAAAGGCGGATTGTGATGTGGTTGTTGGTGAAAATCGATATCCCATCTCGGTCAAGAATCATGAAGGGTCGGGAACATTTGATTGGATAAACACGAGCAAGTTGTCTGAATTCAATCCCGAGTTGGGGCAATCGGTAAAGGCGTCTGTGGACGCATTCAAGTCCACCAATCATGGTAAGGAGGTAACACCTGCATTGCGCGAAGAAGTCGCGACCATATTCAGCAATGAATTTGACCGTATTACAAGCGACCAGATGAAAAATTTGCTCTCTACCTTATACGCAAAATATCCTGGGCACGTGTTAATCAATGATTGCAAACACAATCGGTTGGTGCTGTATCCCAAGGAAAACAATTTATCCGAGTTCATTGCGTATCCAGATTGGGAATATTTCTTGAAGTCGACGCCTCGTGCTAAGACGAGTCGTATGATATTCCGCAGAAAGGATGGTGTTGAAGTGAATACGGATTTGCGGTTGCGTATGGTTCTGAACAATGGCGTTGGTGCTCTTCTTGGACAAAGTGCTAAGAACAAATGTTCAATTCCGTGTTTGAAAATTCAACAAGATAGGGTCGACAAATTACTAGTCGGACTTGTAAATACAACAATCGATACGGTTCCTGCGCGAACCCCGATGTTATTGCGTTCTCTATCAAATCGCATCGAGACACCGGGTCTTGATTTATTGGCTGAAGTCGCAAGCCAAATGCCTGCACTATAAAAACAAAACAAAAAACAAAAAACAAAAAACATTCTGTAAATATTGTATTTTTTATGCAAATCGTGACCGAACAATGTCGACAACTTCCTCGTTAATATCATTTAACAGACAAACGCGTCCGGTATTGACGCACGCGCTAGCGGTTGTTCCTGACCCACACATAGGGTCTAACACTAAATCGCCTGTATTTGTGCTAATTTCAATCAACCGTTCAAGTAATTTGACTGGTTTTGCGGTAGGATATTTTCGCCCTTCTGAACCTTGACTGATTGAATGAATATCGTCCCATAAATCGGTGCAGGGTTTACCGGGATTTTCCGACAAATAAATTTTCTTGTATAGATTGCCGGTCCCTTTTTTGGGTAAATGCAATCGACTCTCATCGCGCAAGTTGACCAATTCAGATTCTTTAATCCGCCACCCGGAGGGTGGATTGAATGTCTTTCCTTCTACTTCAAATTCATACATATATCCTCTTTTTGTCTTTTCTGTGACCAAATGTCCAAGAGAATAATTACCACGCAATTCGTCGCTATTTTTGAATGAATTCTTCAAATAGGTAGCGTCTTTTTCCTGGGTCACAACATTAAATTTATGTTTCGCTTGTTTGTTACATTTGAAAATGATATCAATGGTGGCGCCTAACTTATTTTTGACGTTATTTTTAGAGCGGCACTTTTTCCAAAATATGGGGGTTACAATTGAGAAATGCTTTCTGAGAACTTTTTCGGGAATAAACATGCATGCGGCGGAAATATGGAAGAACAGCGTTCCATCATTGGTTAAAACGGTATATAGAGAGGAAATTGTTGATTCGAGAAACTGTTCATATGTTTCGTCGGTCCATTTATCCCCAAATCCGATAGTAGAATCCACACCCATAGTATAGTTTCGGTCAGAGTTAAAGGGCGGGTCTAAATAAATCATATTAATAGTGTTTGGTGTTAATGTTTTCAAATATTCACAACATTCACCAAGATGTAAAGATACACTTGGGTGAATAGGAGAGATTTTCTCCATTTTGGGTAATGGGGATGTTTTCTTAGGAGGCATTTTGCACGGGTGTTGTATTTATATATAAATATGCTATTAAATCAATTTTGTTAAAAAATATTTCATACAAAATTGATTTTTACACCTTTGTTATTTGTAATGTATCCATACACAAAATACACAGTAACAATGAATAACAATTGCCGTCCCAAACGTTTATTAGCTGAAATATGTCCATCAATGGTTGACCTACTCGAATATTACGCAGATAGGGGGTTGAATTATATTCTTAGTGCGGCAGGTGGAACACCATGCGTGGTCTCTCAAAAAATTCGAAATGCGAGTGCAAACACACTTATTCGAATACTCGAATCAAATGCACAAACCGATGCAGAGGTAAAAAAATGCATTAAACATACATATAGTCAATTATCTCAAACTGAAAGACGTGCTGTTAAAGGTATAGTGTCTAAGGTGCTCCTACATATGCGATTTGAATCGCATAAAACAATATAAAAATCCGTTTATATAATATCTACCATGAGACAAGGGGTCTTGATGCGCAATGCATTTAACGTGGTTCGCCGACAATTTTCGAACAACGATGATGCATGTAAAATATTGTTTACAAAAACTCACGAATACATCAAGTTTGGTAAAAATAATGTGGGAACTATTGGACTCTCATCGTATGCATCAAGCAATGTAGGGTATGTAATATTTACCGAATTAATACCAGAAGAAGAGGCTGTTGAAAAAGGTCAATCGATTGGTTTACTAGAAACGGCCAAATATGCGACTGAAATATACAGTCCGTTAAACGGCATTATATTGGAACAAAATATAAAAATATTCGCAAATCCCAATATAATAAACGATGACCCATTGGGAGAAGGTTGGTTAGTAAAGATATCATGCGTTGATAAATCCGACCCCGAATTAATGGACTCGGAAACATACGCAGAATATGTTGAATCCGAAAAGTCAGATTAACAATCATTCGTCTGCGTTATACAATGAAACAAAAAATAGCTAATAACATATATTTAGGGAATTATGGAACAAATGTTTGTAGTATCGGTTATGATAACATGTCTGTTTTGTCTAACTAAATTTTTGGAAAGACGTTATATGTCTGATGATAAGAAGCCTCTCAAAGACGTCGTGCGTGATAGTATTGTAGTAATGGTCTGTTCATTAACAGGTGCATATATATATTTTCAATACAGTGATTACATAGGAGATTTCTTTAACATCGTAACAGAGACCAAGGTATTGAATCCTGCTACAACCCAAGTGTTTACAGATGTTCCCAGTTTCTAATTTTACATTATTTTCATAATAATAATAATCATGAAAATAATTATTTACTTACACATAGGAGGGTATTTGGTCGATATCGATAATGATTTGGTCTTCTTGGACATCAGAAGATAGGAACTGTTTAAAGTAAGGTTCATTTAATTGATGTTCAGGAGTATGGTTATGAACAGTGCGTGCAATCATTTTATATAATTTAAAGCTGGGATATCTTTCCTCCCCGTTTTTCTTGTATAAAATATTTTTCCCATTATCGTCCATACACCAACGTGCGATAGTTTTTTGCAAATCGTCCATTTCGTCTATATTGTCGTCAATGTCTAATACAAAATCAAACATGGAGGAACCTAATCGACATAAATCAAAACTATTATTTGGTTCTAATCTTGGGCGATTTTCATTGAAGAATGGTTCCATATTGTATTGTGTGGTGGCGTCGCCGTCGGGTGCGAAACTATCACTACAAAATGTTTTCCCCTTATATTTGTAAATAGCTCTTCCGAAATCAATCATTTTCATAATACGACCATGACTCGGGACCTTATATGTTTGTCCGGCGTGCTTATAATATAAGAATGGTTTGTCTGTTTTCACATACATAATATTGTTTGTATGTAGGTCGTTATGTGTAAATTGAAAAGCCTTTTGATATGCGAAAAGAATCATGATTATTTGAAATAAGTAACTTGCGCCATTATCGACGGATATTTCATCATTAACAAATAATTCATCCAAGGTGCCGTCGCATTTTTCCATACATATCATCTGCATTGGAAAATTATGAATATAAGCAAATACGTCTTCTTCGTCCTCGTCTGTAAACTCACTAGTTTCATCTGAACAAGAGTCAGAATTGGTTCCGTGTGCCGCATCAGAGTCGGAATCGTCAGATGAACTATAATTTAATTCACTATCAGACGAAGAATCATCAGAGGTTGACTGACTACTAGTTCGAGACTGTTTGGTGTATATAGTTTCCATATTTTCCTCGCTGTTATTATCAATAGGTTCACTTTCGATATCAGGTAACAAATCGCAGTCCAGATTGATATCGTCATTATCTTCCAATAATAATCGATGTTTATTTTGTCTCGAGCCCGCAATCACATTTAATCCATTATGTAATAATTCGTTATCTTCAATAACAAAAAGTTTTCCGATGTTATCATTAAAAAAGCGAGAATTGCGTAAAAATTCCAAATCATCGGAAATGGATACACGAAAAGAATCTTGTAAACCGGTATATGAACCATAATAATCGACACTATGTATAAAATCGTGAGTATGTAATAAATTACTAGAAAGGTAACTGAAAAATGCGTCGACGTAAGAAGCATTATGAGGACATATTATTTTTTGGTGGACACTCTCATCGGTTGAATCAAATCGAGGCATTGTTCGAATGTTCGGATTGTTGATATCATATTTACCAATCATGTATCGATAAGGGTCAATAAGGGGCGAAAATTTCACAAACACATTTTTTTCACTTACGTCGGAAGTATTTATATTTTGAACATGCGTTAAATCGTTTATATGATATGGGTGATTCAATGCGATGCGGTCGAAATTTTTATTATTCATATCAAAAAAACAGGTATAGATAGGATTATATAATTGCAAATGTTGTATATTATACGGATTGTATTGAATACCGTTAATAGTCTCTCCAGTATGATTTTGATATTGTTCTCCTAAAATATCTAGGTTAATCTTGGTTGGTTTCGAATAATTTAGTGTAAATTTCACCATTTTCGTAGTTTTCTATTATAGGGTGTATAAACAGAATATTCGACAGAAATAAACGTGAATTATTTATCCGTCTGCATTCTGTATTTTTAATCTAAAAACTTTAGTATATATCACATCATGACTTTAGAACTGAAAAAATTTGATATGAGATGGATAACATTTAAACCAAATGAGAATAAAGGTCCGGTTATTGTGATGATTGGTCGTCGTGATACGGGTAAATCGTTTTTAGTAAGAGATTTACTGTATCACCACCAAGATGTACCAATTGGAACCGTTATATCCGGAACAGAGGCAGGAAATGGATTTTACGCCAAGCATGTTCCGAAATTATTTATTCATGAGGAATATAATTCGGTTCTTATTGAAAATGTATTGCGACGTCAAAAGGCGGTTCTTAAACAAATGAATAAGGACATGGAAGTGTATAAAAAAACTACAATTGACCCAAGAACTTTCGTAATTCTAGATGATTGTTTATATGACCAAACATGGACGCGTGATAAAATGATGCGATTACTGTTTATGAATGGTCGTCATTGGAAGGTGATGCTTATCATTACTATGCAATATCCTTTAGGCATACCTCCTAATTTACGAACAAACATTGATTATGTGTTTATTTTACGTGAACCCTATATGACGAATAGAAAACGTATTTGGGAAAATTATGCTTCCATGTTTCCTACATTAGAGTCGTTCTCATCTGTAATGGACCAAACCACTGAGAATTATGAGTGTTTAGTGATCAATAACAATGCGAAATCGAATAAATTATACGACCAAATTTTCTGGTATAAAGCGGAAAATAGACCCGATTTTAAACTAGGTTCAAAAGAGTTTTGGGATATTTCCAAGAATATGGGTTCTGATGACGAAGACGAAGCATATGATCCAAGTAAAGGAAAACGTCGTTCCGGCCAACANNAACGTCGTTCCGGCCAACAAATAAATGTAAAAAAAAACTCATCTAGTAAATGGTAGACAATCTAGTGTAAAAAACATGTAAAATAAATATTTTTCCATGTTTTATCTAATATTAGATGTAATTACTCCGTTTTACTTGAATCGGCAAATTCAGTTTGAATGTCCGCGGCAGATGCTCCTGCATTTTCAATGACTTCCTTGGCGCGTGCCTCACGGTCTTCATCATTTGCTACATCGCGATTTTCAAAATCAATAGTATCCTTCACACCGACAAGTTCGCCCTCATCGTTCAATGTTTGAGTTAACACATTACCCGACTCCTCTGCCTTCTTGATATTATCGGCAATTGCTTTCTCTTTAGCTTCTTTAACACGCTTATCAAATTCGTCCTTTGCTTTCGCCTCGTTCTTCATCTTTTCTTGATGAAGCTTATTCAACTCGTCTTCCATAAATTCAACGCGACCAGTCTTGTATGCATTGGGGTCCCATGGAAGCCAAATGCCTACGGGTGCGACAAAAATATCATGATTGGGGTCTTTCTCGCGCAAACGTTTACAATGTTGTTCGGCTTCTTCTTGTGTTGGGAAATTACCTCTGTTTTTCAACCCACGAACGGATGTTTGGAATGCATGGTCGCGGTTAAATGTTTCGGTGAATCGTTCCTCGTTCTTATCCAAAAAATTCTGATAATCATCTGATACCGAACCCTCTTTTAGGCGTTCTTGTTCCTCTTTACAAAAATCATTGTAATCCGCCATTACATTCTCAACATTCAGGTTATATTTATAAGAAATAAAATTCACAAAATCGCCAAACTTCGTCATTGATTTGGTAAAATCCCACTGTTGCACGAATTGTTGAAACAAATATGACTCGCGTTTTTCTAGAATCTTTTCGGGAGACAAGAAAGAAATGCATGTAAATTTTTGTCCGGATATTCCCGCATCCTCATCTAGAACATCTACATATTTAGGATTAGGGGTTCCGTCGCTCAAATTTTTTCGTTCAACACTAGTCATTTAGTAAAACTATGAGATAATACATATATCAATGTTTAAGTAATTTTGTAACAAAAGAATATTCTTGATATTTAGCATATTAGTATTATCCATGTTAGTTTTTTTTTCGTTACTTATATTATAAACAGACAATGAGCGGATTATTCGACTTTAGCGAACTTGTTAAGCGTGCTATCAAATACTTGATTGAGGGGCTCATGGTGGCTATTGCTGCCTATGCTATCCCTAAGCAATCCCTTAAGGTTGAGGAGGTTATCATCATCGCCCTTACCGCCGCTGCTACATTCAGCGTGTTAGATGTCTTTGTCCCAACAATGGCCTCTTCTGCACGTGGTGGTGCCGGATTCGGTATTGGTGCTAACCTTGTTGGTTTCCCCGGAGGACTCTAAGCATAACAACCTTTACAATAAATAGTTAGAAATAATACAATATAAATAATTGATTGTATTATTATTATTAGCAGCATCCATGGCGTTACCAGCTAACTTCGATTTTCCTCTTACTGCAGGTTCTATCACAACTCAATGTGCTTCAATTCTTGAACAATATAATGGTTGGTATACCGATTTTATTGGTAGAGATTTTTCCACCAAGAATGAATTTTTCCAACATTTCGAACAAACCGACGATTGGGATTTAAAATTAGAATGTATGGATTTTATGCAATACGTCCACCCCGAACAATCTGTCCGTGAAGCTTCAGTTGAAGCCTCTAAAAAAGTATCCGAATTTGGTAATAAATGGTCTATGAATGTTGATGTCTATAATACAATCGACAAATTTCATACTCAGTTCAAAAGTGAACTTGAAGGAGAGGAACAGTTATATTTACAGCGCACAATGGAGGGATATAAACATAAGGGTATTCACCTTGATAAGGATACACGTGATAAACTCGCAGCTATTAGTCAGAAACTTGATGAAATGAGCATCAATTATGGAAATAATTTAAATGAAGTCACCGACCACATTTTTTTTACAAAGGAAGAACTAGATGGTGTAGCCAGTGATTTCATCGACACTCTCGAAGAAAAGGACGGCGAATACAAAATAACTACACAGTATGACCATATAAATATGATTATGCCTTACTGTAATGTTGAAAATACACGCAAAACGTTAAGTAAACTGTTTGGATTACGGGGTAAAGAACCGTTCGGTAACCAAAACATATTAAAAGAAACTCTTGCTTTGCGAAAAGAAAAGGCGAAATTACTTGGATATTCTAGTTACCGAGATTATGTTTTATCACACCGCAGAATGGCGTCAAATGCAGAACAGGTTGACGATTTTGTAACACAATTGTTAGACAAGATGAAGTCTGCATCAAAATCGGATAAAGATATAATTGCGAAGCATTTTAATAAAGATGATATGGAATCATGGAATCTTTCTTACTATACAAATCTGTATAAAAAAGAGGTTCTTCAATATGACCAAAAGTTGGTTCAGGAATATTTTCCATTGGAAACATTATTACCCAATCTTCTAGGCACATTTGAAGACATATTTAGCCTTCATATTAAAGAGGTTTCAGTTAATCCAGACCAATCATGGCATGATTCTGTAAAATGTTATGCTGTATATGATAATACTTCTGATAATGTATGTAATTTGATTGGACATTTTTATGTTGATTTATATCCTCGTGACGGTAAATATGGACATGCAGCCGCATTTACATTAAAACCTGCTTATATTCCCACAACAAATTCAGGAGATTCGACAAGAAGCACTCCCGTTTCTGCTATGGTTTGTAACTTTACGCGACCAACGAAAGAAAAGCCAAGTCTGCTCACTTTCGGAGAAGTAGAAACATTTTTTCACGAACTCGGACACATTTTTCATCAACTGCTAAGTATCAATCGATTTGCTATGTTCAGTGGAACTTCTGTAGAACTTGATTTTGTGGAATGTCCGAGTCAAGCCCTTGAGAATTGGTGCTATGAAGAAGAATTCTTAACACGTATTAGTAGCCATTATAAAACTGGTGAAACGATTCCTGTCGAACTCATGCAAAAAATAAAGAAAAATAAGCATATGTTTAACGGTTTGCACTATATTCGTCAACTCATGTTTACTATTTACGATATGAAATTACACTCTAGTGATAATACAATGGACGCCGAACAATTGTTTGACCAAATCCAATCTGAACTAAGTCCACTCATTCACGGTGAATCGTGTATGGCGGCGAATTTTGGACATTTGATGGGCGGATATGAAAGTGGATATTATGGTTATTTATGGAGTGAGGTATATGCCGCAGAAGTATTCCAACATTTTAAAGATTCAGGAGACATATTTAGCCGCGAGATTGGATTACATTATAGAAGATGCATTCTTGAAAAGGGAGGCACCGAAAATGGATTTGATATGATGAATAATTTACTTGGTCGTCAACCGAACAATGACGCGTTTATGAAAGCTTTTGAGTAATTATTTAGTTTTTAACGATTATAATATTATATAATCGCTAAATTAGATTAAGATTGCGGTATAGAAGGAATTTGAGATGCGAATGCGATATATATTAAATATTTCACCTCTTCTATGGAAAGGGGCATATAATAATATACCACATGTTGGAAAAATAGATATTGAAACGTTATTAAACACCCTCCGAATGATGTGTAATACACTATATTATTCACAAATTTTCTGTTACATTTCTGTTTGCATGTATTGCAGCATCGGTCAGTATAGCTAACATGTTCATCGGGTGTATCTAATAATGGGTCGTCGGAATATACATCAATGGAACCTTTTCGGTATCGACCTTCGCCTAATTCTATTCCGTCAATGTCGTCATCGGAAAATACCGTCGTTATTCCGACTTCGTCTTTTGCTTTCTGTTTACAACACATCCTTTCTGTTACAAATAATATTAATGTAAATGCACATAATATGGACCAATACTCTACTGTGCTTATAAACAATTCATTATTTTTTTCATCTCTACGCGCAATTCCCGAATCACGCAACTCTTCCATTTCATACAATAGTTCTTTTTGACTGTTTTCTGAAAAATCGTCAACACTTGTATCTGTTATCGAAGTCATTTGCAGATTTCCTGCATTGAACGCAATATATATAAACTTTTGCAAATCAACCTTGTAATCTGGATATTCAATCATCGCAAGATTAAAATCAATAATCGGTTCATTTGTAAGCTGTGTTACAGTTTTTTCAAACATTCTGGTTTCCATCGGTCCCACATAAAAGAAAAAGAAACATATTTCTAAAATGGCTATCCCCGAAATGTGTGCAAATATTGAATACATTGTTAGTTATAGTATACATTGAAAAAAACAAGTATAGTAAATCATGTTTTGGTGACTCGCACTTCTTTAATTGACGTTGAAGTGAACGCAACAAAATCGTTACTATAAAAGCAATCTCGCATTAATCCATCTATTTGTTTTTTTATATAATCGGCTATCCACGCCTCTCTATACACACGTTTCACGATATGATAAAAACAACCATAATTTTCTTTCAGTATAGCGCGGCTATTTACATGGACCGGAATCGTTATTTTCAAATCCCATCCCGCAAGTTCGCGAGGCGTTATGTCCATATGTAAAAAGGGGTATTCTTCTAGCGATGATGTTACATTACAATTGCTTTCTCGCTCGATAACCGTTGCTAGATGAATAGTCAGATAATTTTTTACTATATCAACAAATCCATCACATGCGCATAAATGGATAAATATAGACATATTATTCGATTGTCTTACCATGTTGTAGTTATAGTAGTTTATGAATAAAAAAAACACCAATTTATTCGTCCTTATACAAATAATTATAACAAGTCCAATATTTTGCGGGCGTTTGAATAAAAAATGGTCGTATATCTGTATCTTTAATTACAAATTGTTTGTTTTTTTTAACATACGGACAACCGTTTAAATTGTCTTCATTCCCAAATCCATGAGCATTTGAAAAAAATGTTTCATTGTAATCTAACAAGATTATATCGTTATTTTTCATCCAATAATGTGTGATTTCTGTTTGGTCATCATCATGATAATCCATATCTATTTTGAGAAAATTTTGTTTAAATGCTTTTACATATCCCATACACATACCAGCGTTTAAATAATACTTATCATTATCTTTCATATTGTTTGTATCAACATCGATTGCTATCTTTTTCATTTCAGTCTTCTCGCTATCTTCAACGCCTGGCGTGCAACATGCGCGTTCAGTTGAAAATACTATTTTTAAATTATTGTCTAAATCCCCGACGTTTTTATTATAAAATTGTTTAAATGTTGATGCGATTTCATCACTATTACGATTTACATAAACATCTCTTGAATCTATTATAATTAATATATCTTCATCGTTTAAATCGGTATTTGTTATATATTCCTGATACTTCTTAAATTTATTTCCAAACCCTTTCCATGATTCACCTTGACCTACAAATTCATAATCATAATCATAATGTTTCAATATTTTTTCTAGTTTTTGTTTATTTTCATTATCTTCTTGATTTTCATACGAAATCACCCTTACCTTTGTCTCATATAGCCCTTCCTTCACTTTGGTATTTATAAATACGCATAGTAATATGATTAGTAAAAATGTGGCTATAACAATTCGTCTCCTGATAGATATCATAATTAATTCGTTCTTATGATATCTTCATAAAATAATACCAACTAAACCGTTGGGAAAAATTCCCAATCTAAATCGCCACAGACCTTCTTCCATATCATGTCCTGCTCCAACTGTTTCTCTCTATCTTTCATCATTGGTATATACGGCAAATATTGTGTCTGGTCTAACAATGTGCAGAGCTGATACAATGTATACGTATAATTGAAGAAATTGGTTCGATTCGCGGGACAATGAACAGCCCATGGCTTCTGAATCTCAATAAAGAGAACACACAATGTTTCATGCAATTCTTCATTCATAATGGGTGGTTTCACGCCGAAAATGGAATTGATATATTGAATATGTTCGAAATATTTGTTCAGCCCTAATTTGCGCAAAATCTCGCGCATCTTGTCGTAATTGATTAATTTCAAATCGGTTATTCTTTCTTTCTTGATTCGCGCCCGAATCGCTTCTATCACTTCTTCCGGTATTTGCGTCGTTTCCTTGGCTTGGAATTGCGACAAAATCTCTTTGAAATGATTGAGGCGGATATATGCCGTGTAAGAGACCTCATTTGGGGGGTCTTTGTTGTTCGGCTTGGAACTATCTACGATATAAGTGATGAATTGTCCACATTGAGTGTTATTGCATATCATAATACCGTCTTCATCTTGTGCTACCATCTCTCCTTTATTACAAACCATACACAGTTCGCACGACATGATATAATCTTGGGGATTCGTAAACTCGCGATTTACATTTCGCCAATAATCTTGGTATAATCTTTTGGATAGCATATATTTATTTGGGTCAGTCATTGACTGGTCTTTCGATTTCACCTTGAAAAAAGAATTGAGAACGGTTACATTCTGTGCCGGCTCACCAGACGATATCTGCTTCTTTTGCTCGAAATAATCGAATATATCTTGGGAATTGTCTAGAAGATATTTGTTCTTTTCTTCTTTCAAACGTTTTATATCTGACTTTCTCTCTCGTATTTGGTCTTTGATATCTAGTTTGAGTTCGATTTGACTCTTTGGTAGGGATTGATATTGTGATTTTAGGGTAGCGATTTCTTTCACTAATTTAGGAATGAATATCGTCTCATTTTCGTTAAATTTCGTTAGTAATTCACTATGTTTTTCGTCCAATGACGTCATTTGTTTATGCTGAACATTCTTGGACATCTTTCAATACAATATGGAGATTTTGATGTATATTGTTTATGTATTTTCTGGTTTAGAATAGTTTTTATTCGTATTCGTTGTGAAAAATGTATCTAGATTATCTATAAAGTTTGATATTATGGATTCGGAATATGATAGCGACGGTAATACAAAACCGAAAGCAAACTCGAATGCAAAATCGAATGCAAAAAATGGGGTCAATGCCGAGGTCGCGCAAAAACGACGAGAAACAAAACGCCAAGACGGAATACGAGGTGCTCGTGCTGATATAATAGCCCGCCTGCGCATGAATATTGGTGTTGATCCGCTAGCAGATATTTACCCTAATTTGAAGGCATTTGGCGATTACAACTCCAAAGATAGGGAATACCAAGTCGCGATGCACAATTTAAAACAGATATTTGAGAACCAAGACAATAAGGAGGCATTCCCGGAGTCATATAAAATATATTCTAATGAATCTTTTCTCACTTTGTATTTGAATCCTGTCCTGATTCATTACTTGATTAGCACAATTTTGAATGAACAAGACCAAGCAAACAAAGACCAAGCAAACAAAACAAGAATGAAAAATATATCGAAACTATTAAACGACATAAACACCTTTGCACTGAATGTAGATTATATTCGTTCCGACAATCCCTATAATTATGCTACCTATATAGAGAAAATATCAAAGATGAAAGATGTATTATATAAAACACAACGTGAAACACGGTGGGCATATCAACAAACAGAAGGCAAAATAACAGGTCCGACAGATGATATGATTCGAAATATAACAGCACAATTTCATGTAGACTTAACAAATTATAATCAAGAATTATATAAGCGAATGTCCGCTTTGAAAAATTTGCAGAACGAAGTTGATTCTCTTGAATCCCAAATTAATGAGAAAAAACAACAAGCAAACCCTTTTGATGAAGAGTTTTTCAATATTGGAGAAAATATGGAAGAAAGTATAGAGTATTTTAAACAATATTTTCCACCGGGATTTGCCAAATATTACTTAGCAGAATATTACTCAAATTCAGTGAATTTGATGCAAAAAAAATGGAATATGTGGGATGATTTCATTGATTTATCAGTTGCTCTTTTATCAGATTCTAACCGGGAATTAATTATGTTGCAAAATTATTGTGCGTCAATAAACCAATATCAAGGTTTATTACTAAAAGAATATTTATCACCAGCAGCAGGAGCAGTAGCAGCAGCAAAATTACCAGCAGCAGGAGCAGTAGCAGCAGCAAAATTACCAGCAGCAGGAGATTTCGTACAGATTCGGGGGTTTCCAAATGCATGGGGATTCCCACCACGTGCAGTATCATCGACAGCAGAAGGGACACAATTTGTTACATCATCGGTCGGTAATCAACAACAACCGTTCGGTTATCAACCACCGTTCGGTTATCAACCGTTCGGTAAAGGTGGGGGCATGGCGAAGCAGACAGGAGGCGCTCTCGATGATTGTGATGGAAATATAATATATTCGGATAATTCTCGAAATCAAACATTTAAAGCATGCGGACTTGCAAAAAGCCTTGATGAACTAACCCATGATTTTATAGGATATTTAGGCGCCGTTGAATTAGAACGTTTAATAGTTGTATATAATACATATATAACTCGTGTTAATTCCGCATTGACTCCCGACGAGCAAGCATATGGTTTACACAATTTTCTAATGAAGTTGGGTGAGAACGCTTTTTCTGAACGGGAATGGAATTATTATACTACTGTTTTATGGTATTTGGACACTGAATGTGATGATTTGGACAAATTGACTATTATCAAAATGGCTAAAGTCGAATCGTATCCATATTTAACACCGGACGTAGTAGTTGTCTTGCGAGGAAAAGGATATATTATTACATTAGATGGAACGGATTATCTATATACAAAAGTAGATAATACACCGATAGATGCAGAACCAGAATTAGGGGGGTTCACTCATAAAATTGCCGATAATGCTACATCTGATGCTAAAACGCATCCACTAGTTCGAGGGGTCCCATTTGGGGATGCTGCAAATGGTGGTGCACGCATTGTGACCACGACCACGAACCCACTTTCTATAGTTGATGTAAAAAATGCAGCTGGACTTATGGATCCAAAATCCATAAGTGGTATAGATATGAATATCATGAATGCCGACGTTCTCAATAGAACTGACGCAGAGATTGAGATTGATGCTACTGCAGGGAACATAGATATTATACAACAAAGTCAAAACATTAATATGGCGGATGAAATTAATGAAGATGGTACCGTAAATAAAATTCAGTATGGACGAACTATAGCCCGCAACGCGTTAATGGGTGGAATTACTACATTTATGGGGTATTTTAAATCATCTTTGACGTGTACAGGGGTAAAATTCGTGATTAGCACTGATGGGACCAAGTTTGAAGGGGTCGAAATTGCTACAAATACCAGTCGTTCTTTTCAATTATTATATGGGGATACCACAATTGCGAATATATCGGAGTATCATAATAGTAACACAATCAATTTGAAAACACAACCAACCAACCCAATCTGGTCACGTCTTTGGCTTTTTGCGAAAGCCATTTTCGACGACTTACCATCGGCACTTAAAGGGAAACTTAACGCAGATGGGGTGTCGGATGATGAAATTTTCACTGAAATAGTTGTTACATTAAAATCATTTGGAGATTCGCTGCAGGTATTTTACAAAAAGTTTTGGGTTGATTGGTTTTTTGATAAATACTCAGAGTTTTTTGCTGATATTCCAATAACTTCCACGGACAAAAATGTGGGAGGCGAATCATTATTAGTGAAATCATTATTTTGGTTAATTGGAACAGGGATTCGACCGCACCCTGCTTATTTCGCAAAGTATTTGCAATTTTTTGGAAAAGATTCGTTTTCAGCGTGGGCAATGGGACATGCTCCGACGGCGGGAGACAGACAGGACGGAACCAAGACAATTACCACAACTGCAGAAGTGTTAGATGACGAAAAAAAACAAGAAAAATGGGTAGATAGTATTCGCAATTCACTTGAACAATTGGCTCCTGATTTGGGAGACGATGACGCGGTGTCTGACGAAGGTGCGGTGTCGGGCGAAGGTGCAATGAAAGTCGAAGCCTCGACTTCAGACGTTGTGTTATTAAAAATACAAGCATTATCGGAAACCCCCATTTTGAATGAGAATGGAAAAAAATTATTATTATCATTGTATAATAATGACGAGAATCCGCTAGCGAAGTTGCGAGAGTTAGCCTTATTTTTAGAACAGGTTCTTGAAATTGTAAATATGACTATGACCCCCACTCAAGCAACTGCAGTAACCATGGATACGGGAGAAACAGAGTCAGGCGTCGGTATCGCGAGAGCAGAACCCTTCGTACCAGTACCAACAGAACAAGAAAATGCTCAAATAGTAAGAAAATTCGAACTTTTAAATGAACTCCTCGAAATAAAGTATAAAACCCTTTTAAAGAAGGTCGTTGGAAAGTTGAGTTCCCCTACTTTTAATCCAAGTGCGATAGATACATATATAGCTCAAGTAAATGAACAGAAAAATTTTATTTCTGAAAAGCTTATATTGTTTGCGAGGAGCAATATGGTCGAAGAATACCATTTATCATTGACGGCTATTAATGGTAAAGCTGCTGGTATATTGACTACCTCTGCAAAAGCTACTTCACAGACATTGCACGATATTGAACAAATAAAGGAACAAGTAAGTCGCACAAGTGGAAGACAAAAACAGTCAACACGTGGAGATGGTGCACAGGACGTTGATATGCTGGTGGATGAAGAACTACAAAGAGACAACAAATTTGGGCTGCTTAATATTAAATTAAATGAATCCATAATGAAATATAATGCAGTATGCGAATCAGCGGAAGCCTCGCAACAGAAAAAAAAATCCTTTCTGGGAAAAATCGTGTCTGCGACTAAAAAAACGATTATGGGAACGAAGAAGGCGCAGGCGGAAAATGCGGTCATCGCTGCGAAAAAAAAAGTTGCATCTAGGGAACAAAAAATAAGGTACAGAGTGGAAACGGCCTGGAACAGGAAGACAAAATTAATTACGGCAAGTGAAAGTAAGAGCACGACTATTACATTATTAAAACGAATGATGTCGACTTTGTCCAATGCTGCCGCAGGAATGTCGGGGCTAGGCGGAAAAAAAACTCATAGAAAACGCAATACTCAAAAAAAAACGAAAAGAACCAAGAAAAGGCGATATGTAACCAAAACTGCCCATAGAAAGAAAACCAAAAACGCGAATCGTTCGAAGAAGAACAAAACGCGCAGAAAGCGTCATTATTAAGTATCTCTTTCAATATATACAATGTCTGAATCAACCGATATTCATATAGACATACCCGAAACCACAAAAATAAATTCCAAACATTTGAAACGTATGGTGTTCGTGATGAATGCTCTAGAAAAAGGTTGGGCAATAAAAAAAGTAGAGGACGAATATATTTTCACAAAAAAGCATGAAAATAAACGAGAAATATTTAGAGAGAATTACTTGGAAACTTTCATCCAAACCAACTTTGATATGGACATTCTACAAAAAAAATAACGAATTGTGGGTTTGAGACTATTTATAAATAATCTCAAAACGATTCAAGTGTCGCTCGATACACGAGTGCATTATGACTATAAACCCTTTCTGAAAACGCGATTATGCAGTCATGTGCAAAAAAAAGGCATATTGACTCTAGACCACGCTCGAGTCAAAATAGTTTAGCAAAAAAGTAGTAAAAATCGAAACAACCCAAAAAGAGTAAATATGTCCATTTATAGATAAAATGGTTCACTAATAATGGTCATATGAAATGAAAAAATCTGTAATTATAAACATTTAACAATAAAACGATTTAAAATGAATTAAATCCCTTTTTCCGAAATTATTTTCTAGAACAAGAGTATAAAGAGACAATGGCTGGAGCACTCATGCAACTCGTCGCCTATGGCGCACAAGACGTTTTCCTTACCGGAACCCCCGAGATTACTTTCTGGAAGGTGTCCTACAGACGCCACACCAACTTCGCAATGGAATCCATTGAGCAGACATTTTCTGGTCAAGCCGATTTCGGTCGCCGTGTTACATGCACAATCAGCCGTAATGGTGATTTGTGCTACCGCACATACCTTCAGGTCACACTTCCTGAGATCAACCAGAGCATGAAGGCTTCTGGTGCTGAGGGTGTCTATGCCCGTTGGTTGGATTTCATCGGTGAGCAACTTATCGCTCAAGTTGAGGTCGAGATTGGTGGTCAACGTATTGACCGTCAATATGGTGACTGGATGCACGTCTGGAACCAACTTACCATGTCTGCTGAGCAACAACGTGGTTACCAACAGATGATTGGTAACACCACCCAGCTTACCTACATCACTGACCCCACATTCGCCAATGTGTCTGGTCCTTGTTCCGCCTCTGGAGGACCTTCCCAGGTTTGCGCTCCCCGTAATGCCCTTCCTGAGACCACCCTTTACATTCCCCTTCTTTTCTGGTTCTGCAGAAACCCTGGACTTGCTCTTCCCCTTATCGCCCTTCAATACCACGAGGTCAAGATCAACATTGACTTCCGTCCTATTGGTGAGTGCTTGTGGGCTGTGAACACCCTTGGTGCTACATCCGGAACAGCCTCTGTTTCCGCTGCCTACCAGCAATCCCTTGTTGCTGCCTCTCTCTACATCGACTATATCTTCCTTGATACCGATGAGCGCAGAAAGATGGCCCAGAACCCCCACGAGTATCTCATTGAGCAACTTCAGTTCACTGGTGATGAATCCGTTGGTTCTTCCAGTAACAAGATCAAGCTCAACTTCAACCACCCTTGCAAGGAGCTTGTCTGGGTTGTGCAACCTGATGCTAACGTCGACTACTGCTCTTCCTTAGAGGGTGGTCAGACCCTTTACAAGACTCTTGGTGCCCAACCTTTCAACTACACTGACGCCATTGATGCCCTTCCCAACGCTGTCCATGCTTTCGGTGGTCCCGCTGAGACCTCCGGTGCTAACGCCTTCATCACCTCTGGTGGTCTTTTCCAGGACGCCGGAGCCATAGGAGGACCCGCTGGCGAGCAATGGGGTGCTGGTAACCCCAGCATGGCTAGCCCTAACATGTTCACTGCCGAGGCTGGTTCCGGTCCCGTTGAATACGGCACCGCCACCGAGGGTTCCTATGTCTCTGATGCCGGAACATTTGTTCTTGCCGAGACCGCCCTCGACATGCATTGCTGGGGTGAGAACCCAGTCGTCACTGCTAAGCTCCAACTTAACGGTCAAGACCGTTTCTCCGAGCGTGAGGGTTCCTACTTCGATGTTGTCCAACCTTTCCAACACCACACCCGTAGCCCCGACACCGGTATCAACTGTTACTCATTCGCTCTTCGCCCTGAGGAACACCAACCTTCCGGAAGTTGCAATTTCTCCCGTATTGATAACGCCACCCTTCAATTGGTTCTTTCCTCCGCCACCGTCGGTGGAACAGCCACTGCTAAGGTCCGTGTTTATGCTACCAGTTACAACGTGTTGAGAGTAATGTCAGGCATGGCGGGGGTCGCGTATTCCAATTAAATTCACTGCATTATGGTGTGTGTGTATTTTAACTCTGTGTTAAAAATGTAATATTTGTATAATTTCAAAATTAGTAATTATACAAATTCAATAGAACAATTCCACAATTTCTACCGTTTTGTGGGGAATATTATTTATCCAATATTCAAGTTGTTGAAGCAACATATCTATTCGCGTGTGCCATTCATCGCGTTTACTCTTTGAAATATCCAATACACCATACCCGTTAATTCGCCAACACGATGTTACTTTTTTTCCTTCTTGGTTCACATATGCGTCGGGATTAAATCGAATGAATACTACCGGTTTATGCCCTATATCTTGTGAAATTTCCATCAACCGTTTATTCTGACACGAACAATCATAGGTAGTATGTTTATTTTCATCGACTTCAACGATGATTACGTGACTTCCAAAATCTAAAAGCAAATCGGGTCTTCTTTTGGAACAACCATCTTGTATCTTCTTATCGACAATCCAATTAAAATCTGGATATTTTTCAAGAACACGTTGAACCACGTCATTCTCCTTCGTTTTGAAATTACGGGATACTTGGATTTCAGGGCAGTAATGAATACAACATGGTAAACAATATCCATTGTATTTTTTAATTCCCCGTGTCTCACAATGAGGAGCTTTGCAGAGTTCAGACCCATCACAGATTTTACATCGAGATTTCTTTTTGTCATGGATACAAAACATATTTCCCCTACATTCTAGACAATTTTGTCGATTCTTGTTATGCTCGCATATTCCCGCGCCAAAACACTCAACACACCTTCTTCTTCGCTTTCCATGTTCACAAATAGAGGTGCCGCCACAGGGCACACAGTTTTCTTTTTCACCACCATGTGGACACAAGTCGGTACCTCCACATTCTTTACACCGAGTCTTTCTCTTCAAATGTTCGCAAATACCACCCCCTTTACACTCTACACACAGAAACCGACGCCGATTGTGAATACATATTGGATTTGGTCCTCCCATTTATATATTATATATATTTTGTTTTATATAATTAACAATGTAATTGTATAAATTCCTAAATGTTCTCTTCCGATTTTTCCTGTTCTCCTTTCAATTTTTCTTTTTTTTTCAAATAGGCAGTTCTAGCATATTCCTTCTTTTTTTCTGGAGTAGGCGTATAATTCGTTTTTTGTATGTAATCCTTCACGCGCTTTTTATGCACTTCTTTATTATTTTCATAATATTTTTTGTTATGCGATAAATATTTATTCAATCGTTCCTCTGTGGACTGTAATTGTGTTTTTAGAGACAACACCTCTTCCTCTAACTCCTTTATTTTGGCGTCCTTGTCCATTGTTATACTGTATAGTGAAAAACATTTATATAATTTGTGTAAATATAATATACGCTCAAAAATGAATTCGCATCAACTAAATTATATATTTGATGCGGATACTATCATAAAAAAACAGGAAGAATGGAGAAGAAAACAGTTCAATATATTTTATGGTTCAGGAAGACCTATATTTAACATTAGCGAAGAAACAGAACATTTACGATTTCATCGAAGTCCTGCTTACGCCAAAGATGTAAACGTGCGCATACCTCCTTCTGAAAAAACAATAAGCAATATACAATCCGAATAAATATTTATAAATAACGGGTTCTACATACAGAACACTTCCAACGGTTCACGGTTTGCATTCGATTTCCCGTTAATGTTTGTGTTAATAAACATGAAAGACATAACTGATGTCCACATCTTAATACCACTTTACTCGTTTCACCCAATATATCTAGACAAATTGGACAATCATCTGTTTCGATTGCGGTTTCTCGAATTAGGGGAAGTCGTTCCCGATTCACAAGAGCATTATTTTGAACATTTTGATTTTCCCTTTCTTGTGCCCATTGTCGATAGATAGCCTCTTGAGCACGTTGCTCATCGCCAATACGTTGTGTAAGTGCGACATAATCGCCGGTCATGATAATAACTAGGTTATTAATATTCAGATAATTAGAATATCGACACCCTTGTTGAAAGTGTTGATATCTGTTTCGAAAATCCTGTTCGTAACGTTTACTCGTTTCAATATTTGATAATATAGCATGCCGTGTTATCCGTTCGAGTTCATGATTCGGTTCTTCCAATGTGTAAGTTAAGATGTTATTTTCAAAACGAATCACATATATATTCGGGTTTGGGAATACTGTATGATTAATACATATAATATGCGGTACAATCCCTTCAATCATCATTTTTAACTGAGCCAACCGTGCAAAACTAATTCTGGCTACACGTATAGTCCTGTGTATATTTGTATGATAATATTCATTGCTTCTACCGAGAATGTTCAATGCAATCTCGATATCATATTTCGTACAATTAGATATATTATGACCTTCTAATCGACAATGTCCACATCTTCTGATTGCGATTGGGGGCATTTTTATTTGTTTACATAGTTACACTCGATGTATTTAAACTGGTTCATTCAATTTTACATATTATAGGTAAAATTGAATTTACATGTATATTCTTTTTTAGACGTATACAATAATTACAAACTAATTACCATGGATTTGATATCTTCGATATTAGAAACATGTGTCTATGTGCATAATAAACAAAAATCAAAAAAAATAACCTGGAGCGAACCACTTACAACAGAATTATCGACATGGACTTCAATCGAATATGACCGAAAACCCTACGTTTATACATACAAACATGTGGAATCTGAAGAAAATATAGAAAATATTGAAAATATTATACCGTCTAATACATTACACACAATACGAAGACGACCTAGTTATGACTCTGGACTTTGTAATCTATAAGTTATTTGTTCCCTTCACAATCTAAAATCACTATAATATCTGATGTTGTGTAAATCTTATCGAGCGATGCAAGTGCAATACAACTAGACCCGCCTAATCCTGTAGCCGCATGTATTTTTTCGATTTCACTTGTTTCTACGGTTATCCCCTCGATTCCTATTTTTAATGCAGTTTCAAGAGCATATTGTTCAGGTGTGTCCACTGCGATTCCATCGGACAACCCGGGTTCTTTATCACAGTCATTTGATTCTATTTTTCCAGTATCCAATGACCGAATAAATGCATCGAAATCAGAAGACTGGGATACTATAAATCGATAATTGGGAAAATAATGAAAATAGGCGCCAATACCGATGGGTCCACCTGCTCCTATCGCGGTAACCATTGTGACCGTTTTTCCTGGAGGAACTTGTTCAATAATCTCTTTTGCAAGTGAACCATAACCAGTCATAATGTCTTTTCCACCATGCGATAAATATATACCAGCATTGTGTAAAAGGAAATCCTCTCTTTTTTTCAACGCTTCAGCATAATTTTTAGATACACAGTCCAAGACGCTGTTTCCATTTTCACCATATTCAATCATATAAGCCAACATTTTATTGTATTTTGATGTTTTAATAAACCGGTTTCCAAATATACATGGATATACCATAGTCCATTTCGCCATTTGTTCCGGATATAATGTCTCATAATGAGTTTTCATTAAAAAAACTGATTTTATAACTGCGATTCCATGATTTCCCGTTGACTGAGTCACCATATAATAGGGTTTAGTTTCATCTATTTCAATATTTCGTAAATCTTCAAATGCATTCATTACAGAAAACAATACTCCTCGCCATTTAAATGAACCGGTAATCTGTTCGGATTCTCGCTTCAAATAAACATTTTCTTTGTAATGTTCCAAGGTTGTAGTATTCACAAACGGGGTAATTAATTGGGTTGCTTTTTCAAATTCGTCGAATGTGATAGACATATATATATTACTTACATATTTTACCAAAAACAAATATAAACGTTATTGACCTACTCTTTTGTATAGACCTTTAAACATGTCCATGAAAACACATCAAACCAAACTTCCACATACTCAAAATGACCTGTTGATGAATTGTCTTATGGAATTTTACACAGATAAAACTCGTCTTCATCAAATGATGAATATTATTAATGGTGAATCAAATATATCATTACGTATTGTCGATTGGTTCGTCACAAATTATGCGAAAAAATATTATACGGTATATGAATTATCTACAAAACATAATAGCAGTTCACGGTTCAAAGTGTATAACGATTATAAATTAAAGTTGAAGGCTTATTCTAAGCGGCGATTTGACCCATTTTGTCGATGGGAACGTATTACTATTCCATACGACGACGACAATTATATGGAAACCACTATCGGTCAACTCAACTTTTTCAAATGGGCAATTGAACACGAAATTATCGACTATATTACGAAAAATTATAACGAAATTGAAAAGGATATGAATGAACGTAATAGCATTTCAAAGAAAAAGAATGGTACAGCAGACAGTAACGAATCAGTTGAACTTACTCTTATTAACGACCACGGCAAAACACGCAAAAAACGCGAAGAATTATCTATATCTGCATGCAAATGCATTAAAAAGGAAAATGTGAAAATTATTGTATCTTTTAATTAGTTACAAAATTGAAACAATTTAAATGGTTTGTTTCAATTTAACTATTCAAAATGAGTGAATACAAAAGCAAAGTGTATCATCTAACGGCTGACTATAAAAAGTCCACGTATCAAACCGAACAATGGAACAATGTGTTGTCTAATGGGAAACATGTCCGTTTTGAAGTAACAAACTACTTCTATTGGGGCACATTTAAAATCGAATTAACAGACAAGGAAAAAGAGGAAATATTGAAAAAAAAGAGTATTATAATAAATGATTATGCGGGGGTTTCGGTCGAAAGCTTAGATGATGGGTGTGATTGCTGCGAGGAAATTTGTAATAAAGAGAGTTTTACACCGGAAGAGTTGAAAGAAATACATCGACTCCTTTATTTAGACCCGGACGACGAAGAATCTTACACAAGTGATTGTGACGACACGAATACCGATATATTAGAACAAAATGGTTGGTCAATGGACGATACGATTTATGGAATCGATACTGGTTGTGAATTGGAATGTATAAGTGGTGAAGAATAGGGCGATACTGAGGTTCCCAATGTAGATATGTTCTGCATGTAAGTATTTACATCATAGATAAAATTGAATGTTTCTATCTTATCCTCTCAATTACAACTACATATTCTTACCATGGAAATATCTGATCCTACACTCCTTGCAATGATTACTGACGCATGTAACTCATACACACCACCTGTGTTGCGGCGTGCTACTAAGAACGATTTTGCCGCATCGCAAAATTTTAACCGACCGGAACAGATTGAATCTGTTCCGGGACATCGAGAACAGGTCGAATACGGGGCAAAAAAACGTATCAAACCCTGACGCACAGGAACCAAAAGCCAACAGATTCCTTCCAATGGAAACTTTGGTAAGTCATCGGGGCGAACTTAATCGTCCTGTTTATATTACACAATTGCCGGAATGACGAAACGAACTCATTAATCGGGCTCGCATCTGATATGTCGCAATTACATTTTGTATATTTGTTAAATATCAATAAAAAATATGCTGTTTATTTTGGTTTATTTTTGTTTTTTATGTGCGTTCCCATAATTCGTCAACCAAGCCATACTTCAAACACTTGTCTGATTCCCACCACAAATCGTGTTTCAATACTTCACTTAATTGCTTTTTCGGAATGTCTGCATGTTTCTTGTATATCTCTAAGATTTTCTTCATTAGCAATGTATTATTCTCATGCTCATCTTCTAGTTCACTCATTTTACCCCACGACCCTGCGGATAATTGATGAATTAACATGTGTGCATTTGGGCGGATATAGCGCTTAGCACCCACTACACTTATCAATGTTCCGGCTGATGCAGTTGCGCCTTCAATTATTGTGTGAATCGGCACCTTACACCCAATAATAACATCAATCGCAGTTAGTGCATCAAACACTGAACCTCCAAACGAGGAAATATGTAGATAGATTGGAATTGGGTCGCAACACATATTATGAGCGAAAACAATATTTTCAATTTCTGCTTTTCGAATAAGAGTTATCATTTCAAAGATTGCTCCTCTGTCTACTTCTGCATGAAAGTAAATATGATTATGTTCCTTTGTTATTTTTCTATTTTCGCCATCTGAACTGCACTCCATATCATCGTCTGAATCGTCGTCATTCTTGATGATTATGTTTGTTTTGCCCTTTGCAGAACGAGTGGCTGTGTTACGTGGTTTAAATTGATACATGTTAGTATATCCGTATATATGGTTGCTATTAGATATTCGCACGATTTAGAATCAATTTTATTGATTGTTTGATGTAAGTATTTAGACAAATAAACCTCAATATATTATATACTATGTCTGTAATATGGCCTCAAATTGGTTCTAATATTAATGGAGATTACCCGGATGATTTATTTGGAAATTCGATTTCATTAAGTGACGACGGAACTATTGTCGCAATCGGTGCAACTTGGTATGACGACGGGTCAATTGCGTTTACAGCAGCTACCAATTTAGTTACTATAGCCGGTCATAATTATTCATATAATGATGAAATTAGTTTTGCAGGTATTACGGGGGGTATTGGGCTTGGTGATGGTGAAAAATATTACGTAGTCAACGTAACTACAAACACATTTCAACTATCTTTGACTCAAGGTCCGACTATTATGACGTTTGGTCCTGATGGAACTGCAGATGGGGGGTGGACATTCACGGCAGATACCAATTTAGTTACTAAAAATGGTCACGGATATATATATGGTGACGAGATTGCATTTTCGAATGTATCAAGTGGATTAAGTTACACGATAACAAACGGGACAGTTTATTATGTTATTAATCCTACTACAAACACTTTTCAATTATCTAGCTCTGCACCATCTGCACTTTCTATAATACCAATACTTGGAGATGGTAGTGCTACAACTACTGTTACGGTTGATAGTGATAATCAAAGTAACAAGGGTAGCGTCCAAATATGGAAAAATACCGCTGGAACATGGGGACAACTTGGTTCCACAATTGTTGGCGAAAACTATCGCGATAAATTTGGACAATCGGTGGCTTTAAATGCTGCAGGAACACGTGTAGCATCGGGTGCTAGAGGTGCGGTCAATGGGAACGGACTCGGTCGTGTAAGGGTGTTTGAATACAATGTAGGGACAACTACATGGGACCTACTCGGTAATAATATTGACCCCGTAGATACCGCGGAAACGGTTGTTCTTGATAAGTCGGAAAGCACTGTAAACTATACCTCTCATGGATACAACAACAACGATGCTATTAAATTTGATAGTGGTATAAGCAACATCACTAATCTAAATGATTATACAATATATTACGTTGTCTACGTAGATGCGAACACATTTCAATTATCGAGCACTTATGGTGGAAGTGCTATTACATTTGCAGGTAGTGATGATAATGCCGCAGTTATTAAAAATTTTTCATTTCATACTGGGGTGTCTATTGCATTAAATAATACAGGAGATATTATCGCGGTTGGTTCACCTAGGACCAATGCACCTGCGGGTGCGGCGACTTTATATAAATTAGTAGGTTCTACTTGGACTAAAATGGGTAGGTCTATTGTTGGACATAATAATTCCGAGTTTGGTTCTTCTATATCGTTAAATGGAAGTGGTAGTACTGTCGCAATCGGCGGGACTCAAGGAAGTGAGATAGGTATGAATGTAGCAAACCCAGATGGCGGGTATGTAGGTATTTATGAAAATTCGGGTTTATCTACAACTGCATCGTGGATTCAAAAGGGGCCTCTTATACATGCAGTTGATGATGAAACGTATACTATAGATGGTTCCACAAATTTTCTTACACGAACAGCCCACGGATTTTCTGACGGAAATCAAATAGCATTTGCAACTATTACAACTACCACTGAAATTTCAGCATATATAGGTTATTATGTAATCAATAAAACCGCGGATTCATTTCAATTATCTCTTTCTGAAGGAAGTACTACGGTTATTGGTTTGACTTCTGGTTCTGCTACGCGTAATAGTGGTGTCCAGTTTGGTTACTCAGTGTCGTTGAATAATACAGGAGATATTGTTGCGATTGGCGCAATCAGTAGTAAAAATGCAAGTGGTTCAAGTGTTGGACAAGTCAATATATATAAATATAATTCGGTAGGACCCGCATGGGACCTGCTCGGTTCTGCAATCGACGGAAGTGTTCTGAATGATAATTTGGGTTATTCGGTTGCTTTAAATCCCGAAGCGGATGGAACTGATGGAAATACATTTGTTGCGATTGGTGTTCCTGGTGTAAATAATTCCGATTCAGGTCATGTGGAAATTTATACATATAATGGTTCTGCATGGTCTCAATATCATGCAGATATCAATGGTGATACAGGTGGTGATAAATTCGGTGCATCAGTATCAATGAATGCTGATGGTACAATCGTCGCGGGAGGTGCAACTATTATGGGGGGATATGCAGACACCTATACCACAACCGGGTCAACTGATTTATTTACATTTACAAATCACGGTTTTGTAAACGACGACCGAATTTCCTTCTCTGCTTTTGTGGATACATCTGGTCCTAGTGTCGGAACTCCATATTATGTGAAAAGTGCAAATACGAATACTTTTCAAATATCTGAAACTAGTAGTGGTGGAGCTAACAGCACAGTTAACTTAAACAACAATGGAACTGCTATCCGAACTTCATATGGAATTGGTTATGCAAAAGTGAATACTGTTCCAACTGTTCCCGGAGCTCCTACGATTACAAGTGCTACTCCACTTGACGCATCGACTCAAATCGCATTTACTGCAGGAACCGATAATGGTGCACCCGCTACAAATTACGAATACTCTATTGATGGTGGGTCTGCTACCGCTATAGGACAAACAATATCCCCTTTTACAATCACTGGTTTATCAAATGGAACGTCGTATGATATTAAACTTCGTGCTGTTACTGCTTCATTGGGTTCTAGTAGTTATTCAAGTGAAGTTTCGGTTACACCACTTGCCGTTCCATCTGCGCCTACAATTGATAGTATAACTGCGAATTCAAATGGTTCAGTTAGTGTAGCATTTACACCAGGTGCTGCAAATGGTTCAGCAATTACCGATTATAAATACAAGATTGATAGTGGAAGTTTGGTATCTGTAGGTAGCACATCATCACCATTCACAATATCAAGTGGTTTATCTCTGGGGACAAATCATGCAATTATAATTCTCGCGGTGAATAGCGCGGGTGATGGAGCTGCATCATCTGCTACATCTGTTATACCTGCTACCGCACCGAGTGCCCCGACTATAACCGATGATACAACGGGCGATAATAATTCAGCAATTATTCATTTCACTGCAGGTGCAAGCAATGGACGAGACATCACTAATTATAAATATTCGGTAGGGGGTGCAACCGCAGTGGAGTTAGGAAATACTACAACTCCATTTACTATTACTAGTCTAACAAACGGGCAAACATACAGTATTACATTATATGCATATAACGCTATGGGTTGGAGTTCTGTCTCCGCTGCAAAAAATGTAACTCCTACAGCAGTTCCGGGTAGTCCAACCATAAACACAACAACTCCGGGAAATCAACAGATAGATATTACATTTACCCCAGGAAACAATAATGGTTCAACAATTACAAATTATGAATATTCTATTAATAGTGGTTCAAGTTGGACAGCTAGAGACCCCGTTTCGGTTAGTAGTCCTATAATAATAACTGGATTAACAAACGGAACCCCGTATGTTGTAATGTTAAGAGCCGTAAACGCAAATGGTTCTGGTCCGAGTGCATCTTCATCATCAGTTATACCCGTTACAACCCCATCAGCTCCTACGAACGTGCAAGTTTTTCCGGGAAATACACAAGCGATTGTTACATATGATAATAGTGCTTCGACAGGTGGGTCGAGTATAATCAGATACGAACAATCAACCGATAATGGTGTAAATTGGGCTGGATTTGGCGGGTCTACAATGGAATTAGTTCCCAGACCAATAATTACAGGTCTTACTAATAACCAAACATACCAGGTAAAAGTCAGAGCTGTGAATGCAGTAGGTGGTGGTACTCCTTCATCGCCCGCAATAGAATTAATACCCCTCCCTGTTCCCGGAGCTCCTTTGATTACAGGACTTATTCCCGGTAATGCGTCCGCGAGTGTAGAATTTACTGCAGGTGATGCATTCGGTACTACTATAACCACTTATGAGTATTCGACTGATGGTGGTAGTACATGGACAGCACGAAGTCCGTCCGCTACAACAAGTCCCATTGAAATAATTGGGTTAACAAACGGTCAATCGTATCAAGTTCGTATAAGAGCAGTGAATTCAAGTGGGTCGGGAACATCATCAAATGCATTTACAGCAGAACCCGTGAGCGAAGCAACTGCACCGACGGTAACGAGTATTTCATCCGGCGATAAACAAATGTCTATATTTTTTACCGCAGGAGCAGAATGGGGGTCGCCTGCTACAAATTATGATTATTCACTTGATAACGGTGAAAATTGGGTTTCGATGAGTCCTGCACAAACAACATCCCCTCTTATCATAACCGGTTTAACTAACGGAACCTCTTATACAGTAATAATTCGAACTCGCAGAGGAGGGCAAGTCGACGACGTCACATCTTCTCCGACTGTAGTAATTCCTGCTACATTTCCGGATGCCCCAAGTATTAGTGTAGTTTCAGGAAATCTTTCTGCAATCATCACAATCACAGATGGTTCAAATAATGGTCGAAGCATAACCAATTACCAATATTCGATTGATAACGGCAGCACATGGACGATACGTAGCCCGGCCTCCGATGTAAGTCCACTCACGTTAACAGGACTAGCGTTTGACCAAACATATCAAATTAAATTAAAATCATATAATCAGATGGGGTGGAGTTCTGAATCTACTGCAAAATCGGTTACCATAGCCAAGAAACCTGATGCACCCATTATAAATAGTGCAACTGCTTCTAATGGGAAAGTTACGATTGTATTTACAGCTGGGAATACGAATAATTTACCCCTTACAAATTATAAATATTCAACAGATAATGGAGTTACATTGTCTGACCGAAGTCCTGCATCAACAACAAGTCCATTCGAAATTACGGGACTCACCAATGGTACCGAATACAAAATAATATTATATGCTATAAATAACGCAGGTGTAGGTGCCGGTTCAGAAACACAAATAATTACACTTCCTTCGCCGTCTGATGCACCAACAATCGTAGTTAATTCAGGTTACGAATCGTTATCTATTTCAATTACCCCAGGAAAAGATAATGGTTCGCCGATTACGAATTATCAATACACAATTGATAACGGTATAAATTGGGTTACTCGTAGTCCTGTTTCAGCTGAAAGTCCTTTAATAATCACCGGGCTTACAAATGGTCAACTCTATCAAGTCGCATTAAAGGCGATTAATGCGATTGGTATTAGTGCCGCGTCGTCAACGGGGTCTGCTAGACCCGAATCAGTTCCCGGGCCTCCAACAATTACATCTGCTACTCCCAACGACAAGAAAATTGCCGTTGTATTTACTCCTGGAGCCGAAAATGGATTTACTATCCTTAATTACCAGTATTCTCTTGATAATGCATCAACCTGGATAACACGTGCCCCCGTATCAATCACTAGTCCACTTGAAATTAGTGGACTAGTAAATGGTCAAACTTATCAAGTTCGATTACGCGCCACTAACATTAATGGAAACAGTCCCGAATCGAATCTAATATCCGTTACACCTGCGACATACCCCGACCCTCCTGCAATAACGAGTGTTACACCAAACGACCAAAGCGCTATTATTAGTTTTACTGCCGGTTCGAACAATGGTGAAGCCATTACAAATTATCAGTATTCAGTAGACAATGGTAGCACATGGGCAAATCGCACTCCTGTTTCTGCAAACAGCCCGTTAATCATTACAGGATTAACAAACGGCAAAACATATGAAATTAAATTAAGAGCAGTTAATAGTATTGGTTATGGAAATGCTACCGTTATGTATCCTGTTATTCCTTTTTCAGATGTTCCCGAACCGGTATTGACGGTCGGACCAAATAATACAATTATTGTTCCAACCTATGGTCTTGAAGTATTAACAAGTGGAACTCCAGCTGAGAATCGAACAATGCGAATCAAATTTATAAAAGCCTTATTAACCGATAATGCTACACTTATAACTGGTAATAAATTATTAATTGATACAAAAACCCTTTTGGGTGAATCAACACTAATTACCAAGCAGTATGTTCGTATATTAAACACATACACCACAATTCCCATTTTACCTACAGTTGAGCGCTTCAAATTATCGGTTCTGGAATCAGATGAAGGTATTTATTTACCTCTAGATGATATTAATGATTCTATTATTTTACAACTTACAGAAGGGAATTTCAATTGGTTCATGAAATTCGTAAAGGCGACTGTAACTCAATACCAAGTATACGAAGATTACGGTAATATTAATACTCCAATAACAAGTGTAAAAACAATTGGCGATACGGGTAATCATCGTTATTTCAGTTATATTATTGATAGTGTTAGCGGTGAGTATAACCCTCCTCCTTCACCCGTTCCGATTTGTTTCCCAAAAGGCACACCTGTTTCCACCGACCAAGGTAATATCGATATTGAAAAGATAATACCGAATGTTCATACGATTCGTGGAAAACAGATTGTGGCTATCACTAAAACGATACCGAATCATGCAGATATTGTTTCCATTAGCAAAGATGCATTTGAACGTAATATCCCTTCAAAAAAAACAATAATTAGTCAGGAACATAAGGTAGTATATAAAAATAGATTAATAAAAGCAAAGGATTTGGTGAATTGTTGCGAGGGTGTAACCATGATTCCATATGATGGTAAACCATTATATAACGTATTGATGAAACAATATGATTATATGATGATAAATAATTTAACATGCGAAACATTGCACCCTGAAAGCATTATGTCCAAAATATATAACAGTAAATTCACATATACAGAACAAAATCTAATATGTTCTGATTTAACTAATGTTCTAGCATCAAATAATGCACCAGCTTATAATAAATTATGCAATTCGATACGATATTTTGAAAGAGAAAAGGGTCGTGGACGTAACGTAGATATTCGCGTTGGATATCATGGGATTGGTTCAAGTATTTACTCTAAGCAAAAATAAATAACTTTCCAATTACAATATGATAAATAAATTATATTTGATAGTAAACTTATCAAATACAATACGCTATTTATTTTTCACCCGATTGATTATATAACTTCATTTTGTCCGCCAAAAACATACGACCTTCATGGAATAACGTCAAAGATACGATTGCTTTCGCCATTCCCAAGCCTTGTCCGCGAAAAACTCCTTTCATACCAAATTTGGACATGTCGGTTGCTAATTCTTTGCATGCTTCGGTAACTCCTATACGCTTTCCTGAAATAGAAGCTGTTTGCATAATAACCTCTAACCTAGATAATGGATTCGTAGCAACCACATAAATTGGACTTACTACTGACGATGCGACTAAATTTGTAGCCGATTGTCCCAAGCTCGATTTTGCTCCTAATTCGGTTTGTATATATTTTTGCAATTGAGGTTGTCCAACCAATCCCAAAATTGCACTCACAAACGAGTGTCCCATTAGCGGAACTGTTCCGCGAAACAAGGGTTTGTATTGTTGTTGACGTGATTCTTTTAGAATATCTACAACAGAGGTCTCTTTTCCGGTTGTTCTAAAGTTTGACCGCTGTTGTTTTTCAATCATGCGAACTGGATTAATAAAAGGAGCGGATAATATAGAAGCGGTAGTGGCTGCTGCGAATCCGGGTTCTCCGGATGAACCACTCAGGGTAGTATATCCCAATAATATACCAAATTTCGGAACTCGTTTTAACAAGACACCAATCATACGCGGGGTTAATCCCGATAGCGACGCCCCCACGGGATTCTTTTTAAACACTGCATTTGCTTCCTTAGTAGCCACTTCAGGACTTACAATTTCACCCGTCGCACTCTTAGCATATTGTTGAACTAGTTGACGATAAGCAGTAACGGGATTATCACCTACAGTTTGTATTGCGGAACCGCCTAGATAGCATACGAAATTTTGAAACGGAGACACGCCATTCTGTTGAACATCAAAATATCCTTTAAACATACTTATACAATATAAGTATGTTCATTCAAATGCAAAAAAAAAACTCAGTTGGGAACGGGAAATGGACGTTGGTCTGCTTCTAATATTAAATCTTTGGGCATTATTAATGGAACCTTACGGTCAACAATCGAAAGAGATTCGTGTTTCTTTAACTCTGGATTTACGGGTGTTTGAGGATTTACTAAATTAGTAGACCCTATTCCAAATAAAAAGGATTCAATATCGTTGGGATTCTTGGCTAATTCAGTATCTGGTAAACGACCTTGAATCAAGCCACTTCCGGCTAATAATGTAGGAGTTGCTAATGCATATTCCTTATTTGTGCAATAGTCAACCTGTTGAATATAAGATTTCTGTTGCACTTGGTAATCGCCAGGTGTATTTTTATTTCTAGTGGAAGCCATTTTTATATTATATATATATAAAAACTCACTAAACGCTTTACCGTATTTTCAAGTGCAGTGCACAATAAGATGCATTATTTTCGTCGAACCCTTCGGGACTTTGGATATAAGCTAATATACAATCGTGAAATAAAGACAAATAATCGTATGAAAACAAAACTGCTAAACCGATTTCACGGTCTGTTGAAAGCATTTTTGATGCAGCAATATCATACAGTGTTTGAAATGCTACATGTTCCTTTGTCTTGTTATATATATAATCCATGGCTTTTGTAGCAGAATCCCCATCATAATCATTTTCGTCGTGGGTTACAGGGTCAATATCAAAATCATTATTTTCCATAGAGCTCATATGAAATACTTGACGTAGACATTCTCTATATTCAATATCATTTGTATATTGAATATGTGAAAGATTTGTATTATAAACAGACGTGTTCGACATGAATAAACAATTTCAACGTGAATGTTTAAATTGTTTCCATCTAAAAACCGAATAATTTACCGAACATGGACCGTGTCTTCCTTGGTCGTCTTACGGTTTTGCGCATTTTTCCACGTTTGCAAATTTTACATATGGCGCGTTTTCCATGTGTTCGACGTTTCATTGAACGTTTTTTTCCACCGTGAAGTTTTTCAGAACATGAAGACATTATATAGTATAGTGTGATAAATTAAAACGCACCTCCAGAGGGGCGTCCTTTTTTAGATAAATCACCATCAATAGGTGCACGAGTATCAGCTCCTCCGCGCACCCAGCCTTTCATAGCACTCTCTTCGATGCGAACTCCACTTTTCTCTTCCATATCTTTGCTGGAAGGGTGTAGTGTATGTCCCATAAAAGTTTGAGCAGTCACGGTAGATACGCTCTTCTTTTCACTCATTGGTTCGCCTTCGCGCAACTGTAATTCCAATGTAGGGTCGCCCGCACCTCTTCCTAAATACGGGACCGTAAGAAATTGACGCTCCATTAAGTTCAAACGTCCTAAAGCGCGCTCCTGTTCTGTTTTTAAAAGTAGAAGTGTTTCACCTTCAACATTATTACCCCCTACACCACTTCCGATTACTCCAACAGGAACTATTGCAGGTTGAGAGGTAGCAAACTGTATTTGTTCCTCATGGCTATTATCGCTAAAATAGTTGGTGGTAGTATAACTCGCATATCGGTCATTTTGAAGTGTAGTTTGTGTTAAAGTTCCGGAATCATCCTCAATACGGTCCTGATTGTTGAATTTGTAATTACTAGCGGACATATTCTTTTATATAATTCATATATATTTTGTATGGGGGGTGTATACGTTATTTGTCTTATCTCAGCGAGGTTCGTGGATTATCGCGAGTTAATGCAATTGCATTACCTTCTTTTCCTGATATCATGTCACCATAACAAAATTCCGCAAAACCTGCCTGGTTGTTTGGTATCGTTGTATTTGCGGTGCTATAAAATTGACGCAATGATTGTTCAAGTTCCATATTTGTATTAATATCATTATATAATTTTTTTTCAATGTTAGGTTGCCCTGGATTTAAATCCTGCACCATATCTTTTGTATTTTGCGCAATCACATCATTACCGGACTTGGTAAAAGACGGAGGTGCAGGTTTTTTGTTAGGGTTATAATCATAATCACTCATCAATACATTCGACAATGGGTTGTCAGGTGTAGGTTTATCAAATGTCGCATCGAAGTCGCCCTCTACATCTACAATTGGACCTTGATAAGAAAACAGTTTTTTATGTCTATCGACCGGATCCAATACATATTTATCATTGCTAAAACCCTCGATGTTATTTGACCTTCTCTCGCATTGTTTTTTTGGAGTTGCATAATAACGAAGAAAAACAGCTAAAATGGTCATTAGTGCTATGCTAAGTATACGTGTATTCCGTGTAAATAAATACGTGATTACAGTCATTACGACTACTGTTCGTGTAATCGCATTCAAACTTTGATTGAAAGTCATATCGCTTACGGGATTCTGTCCAAAATGGTATCTCTTTTTTCTTTAATCTAGATGAGGGAGGTTTAATATTACTTGTCACTGGTGCGACAGATGGTGTGGTTGTTTTTGGTTCATCGATATCCACTGTCTCAACCATTTTCGGGGTAGAATCTTCTAAATTATATGTTAATGCATCATCATTTACTAATGTCGGATTTAAAGAATTCATTATATATATTCTTTGTTATAAAAAACTAGACATTTCGCCCGTCATGTAAACAAAGAATATATTAGTCAAATTTGTTTTTACATTTTTCTTCTATCTGAAATGTTTCACATTTTTTTGTTTCAGGAACAATTTTTAACACACATTTTGCCTTTTTCCCATATACAGGTTCGATACATCCCTTCTCTACGTGACGTTTTGATTTTGTAGTTGTTCTACAACGTGAACGAAAATTTTCATATCGGTCTCGCACTTCGATATAATTCAACCCCGATTTTTTCCCTAACATTTCATTAATGATTTCATGTAATTTGTATATATATCTAGAGAACGTCGCACGATTCTTCATGTGTTTATACATCAGTGGATGCCGTTTAAAATTTTTGCATAAATTTTCGCGACATTTACCACAGGGCAACACATGTATTAAGTTTAATACATATTCTCTATAGTGGCGCTTCTCGTCACATGTAGGTTTTACAGGGTAATTAAAACTAATTGTGTGTAGAAAATGCCATGCACCTGGCCCCCATACGCTTGTAAGCATTCCATCGCTTGATTGATATTGTTTACGTGTATAGTTATTCTTTCCTTTTCGTTTATTCCGTGTTTTAGACATGTTATATTACTACGATAAATTTTCAGTTAACGTATTTCTAAATTCACGTTACTTTTACATAATAAAAATATTTCGATACATTATAATATGTCCACTGATATCGTAACCACACTATATACGGATTACGTGAAACCTTTTCAAACACATTTGGTCGTTCTGTTTGTAGTGATTATATTCACTCTCGCTTCATATATGGCTTACAAATGGTATATAAAACCAACTGTCGAAAACTTGAACGCATCTGATATATCAAACGACAACACTCGGTCAAGTGAATCAAAAATGTATTTTTTCTACGCAGATTGGTGCCCTCATTGTAAAAGTGCAAAGCCGGAATGGGACAAATTTCATAAACAATTCAATAACAAACAAATAGGAACTTATAATATTGTGCCGGTTGGCGTTGATTGTTCTGAAGGAGAAAACCCTCTCATTCAAGAATATGGCGTTGATGGTTACCCGACTGTTATATTAGTAAAGGGTGATCAACGGGTTAATTATGATGCTAAGATAACCTATGATAATTTAGTTAAATATGTTGAAGACGTTTTACAATAATCGCCTATCTAAAAACTCTTTTGCTTCTTTAACACCGGATTCTATTGTATTTTTCCTCACATTTTCATAATATGTAAACTCATATAAATTTGCAGCTGTGATTGGGTCTGATAAAATATTCACTTGGTTTTGTATTTTTTCCGCGTTTTTTCCTTCCAATTGGTCTAGTTTCGTGTCGTATAAAGTTGATTCTAGCAATTTATTAAATATATGAGTTGAATAATCGAGTAAAGTAGATTCTTCTGTAATCATATCTTCGTTTGTATTTGGTATTATTTTATTAATACCTAATATTTCCAAAGGGTTTATATCAGGAGTATTTAAACATTCTCTTAATGGATAGTTTACTAGTATTCCACCGTCGATAAATGTTTCATTCTCTATGCAAAGGGGTTTAAAAAATATAGGAAGACTGGATGATGTATATACAGCATCAATCACTCTCCAGTTGGGATATGTCTTATGTGATACACATCGTAATTTAAAACTATTTATTTCACATGTATAAAAGCATATATTCACATTTGTTTTTTCGTAAAACTCTTCTAATGTTATATCCATTTCTATATCCTTTCCTTTAAATAGTGGTTTAAATACAGATTCGAACATTTTATTGTCGAAAATACCACAATTATGATAACAATTCAATAACGTATGAATATCATATTTTACTATTTCATGCCATGGACGTTTAATCAAATAATCATCTAATGTTTCCCAATCATATCCCAATAATATCATTACTGCGACGACTCCTCCAATCGAGGTACAGTGAATATTTTCTATATTTTTAATATCCCAAAACCCTTGTTTGCACATTTCTTTCAATGCTCCGTAAGCTGCGAATCCATATGCACCACCGCCTGCTATTACCAGATGTTTTATTGTAGGCGATTCATCTTCATTATTCTCAGTTTTTTCACTGTTATCCATAATATATGTAGGTGCGCATTTATTTATACTTTTTTATAGGTCCATTATATTAGAATATGTCTTCATTTTTATTCACATCCGACAGTGATAATGTTGATAACATTAATATTGACGACCTTTATGATAAAAAACAAAGGCGGGATTTACGCCAAGTATCTATATTTAATAAAATTTTAAATCGAATTCACAAACGTATTACATTAACGGGTAGAAATAAAATCAACGAAAAACATATCTGGTTTACAATTCCCGAATATATATTCGGAGAACCTGTTTACGATAAAGCGGAATGTATCGCATACATCGTCGCGAAATTGGAAACAAACAAATTTCATATACGTTATGTTCACCCAAATACGTTATTTGTTTCTTGGGCAAATTGGATACCTTCGTATGTTCGAGATGAATATCGAAAAAGAACGGGTGTATCGGTAGACGAATCGGGACAAATTGTATCGAGAAAAAATGATGTGACTGAAATAAGTAATTCAAGCGACCCGAATGCTCAACTGTTAAATACGGGTGAAACACCCGATAAACCCCAGAAGCAATATACTTCTATTAATCAATATAAACCTACAGGAAATCTTGTTTACAACCCAGATATGTTCAATGGTATTGAAAAAAAGACGAGTTAGGCGTGTAACAAAGAACGTATCCATTGATATTTTGGCTGTTCACAAAATGTATTTCCGTACAAGTATTCAAGAATCATACCACAACATGTAGTTCCGTGTATCTCATTCAGATGTTGTGTTTTTAATTGTTTTCGAATTGCATTTTTATAGTATAAAATGTGATTTTCGCTATATTCATTTTTAGTTTGTTCTTCTTGGACATTCTCCCAATGAACATGTCCATCTTGTAACAAATACTGTAAAATGTATATTGCAGATATACAATCATCACTTCTAGATGGGTCTTCACCATCATGTATACGAATACTCACAAATTTAGGCGTGCCCAGTATTTCCAAACTGTCTGGTCTTTTTGGGCATATATTATATTTATCGTCCATATACACCGTAGATAAACCAAAATCTATCAAATACAGTTCATCATTTCGCATCATGAAATTTTGTGGTTTAAGGTCTCGATGTAATATGCCCAATCGATGAATTGTTTCTAGTATATCTATCATTTTAGACCCTATTTTCATAATCTGCATCTTGGACACTTCACATTTTTGTATCATGTCTTCCAACGACATTTCATATAACGGCATTATTAATGTAAAATGTGTATCATATATACCATACCAGTAAACACTTGGTGTGTTAGTTGACCCCTTTGAATATAGATAATTCAATATATTTGCCTCATGTTTCAGTGTTTGTAACGCGCAATCTTTGTGTTCAGTTTTAATCGCCACATTCTCGTCTTTTATTAGATATTTGCCGTGATATACCGTTCCAAATTGACCTGTTCCAATCTTGGACACTATACGATATTTGTTTGCTATAATTGTTGATTCCATTCTTATTCTAACAATATGTCCGTGTTTTTATGTTATTATAATATAGTATGGAAACGAAGACGATATATTTAACTATTCTTTATATAACATTAGTGTGCTTCTTTGGGTATATAATTGGTTGTTATTTCGCCAATACAAATGTTATCCGCGAAGGTGCGCGAACATATCCAAGACATGTTATAAATCCGATTACAAAAGAAGACATTCTTGATATTAAACCGTTGCCTCCCTATTATGGTGAAACATTGAACCAATTTATAGACAAAATTGTAGCTCAATACTTCGATAAAAGTGGTTATCCATACACAAATACAATAGAAAAATATAGCGATTTATGTATTGAAAATACCGGAGGCGAGAAATTAGGAGTAACTACTGAAACGAACAAGCGTAAATTAACAGATATTGGCTACTATATATTAAACATAGTCATACCGAATATTCAAACTGTTGATAATCCAAGACCCAATGTCGCTTGGCCTGCTATTCAATGGACAAACGACGCAACATTCAAAACTCAGGTTCAACCAACCGCTACATATAAAATATATAAGGGACAAGCTTGGTCTTCTTATAGTAATGAAATGGATGCCGATAAAACGGCAGAGGCTAACAATGATAGTAATAACGATTCTAGTTCTAGTTCTGGTTCTGGTTCTGGTTCCGACGACAATGGTGGTGAAGACCCATCTGCTACATCTCCATTATGTGGTTTATACGAGGATAATAGTAATTGTCGTCTTACATGTCCATCGAATTGCGTAGCTGGTGCTCTAAATGCATGGAAGGAAGTTGATAAAATGAAGAAGGAAAAGGAGGATGCTGAAAAAGAAAATAATGGTGTCAGCACTGATGCGTCAACCATTGAAAACGCATATCCCTCAAATTCTAACCAATTTACTAAAAAATACCCGGGTGTTGCTTCATTGAAAAAGGGATCTAACGTATTAATCATTGGTGATGCTACGGTAGATGGGTATCAAACCACCGATGTTGATGTAGATAACAATATTACATTGTTAAACGATAATGTAAACACTTTTATCAATAATTATTTCATCGAATCTGGACCTAACCAAGGTAAACCTACACAGAAAGCAATCGACGAATTTGAGTTATATTTTAATAAAAATAAAACCCCCATGGATGGAATTCATATGAATAAAATGCGCGATTTAGTCTATTATATATTGCAATCTATAATTCCCGGATTACCTACATCTCAACTTCCACGAGCATATGTAGAATGGCGCCCGATTCACTGGCTCAGTCGTTCTGAACCTAAATAAATAACACATATATACTATATTCTAAAGGTATAGTATATGAATCTTTCAATATTACAATCAATTGACTCTGCAATCGAGAATATATCTGCACCAATTTACTATTGGCTGGTGGGAACTATTTATCTAATATATTTCGTCTCCATGTTCGGTATTGCGTCTGTGAATCCTGATTATACCGATTATTTGAATAATATTGTCCAAGTATTTATAGCAGTTATTTTAATTATTCGATTCAACCCTTTACGTAAACTGAATTGCACTCCAAACGACCGCGTGTTAATAATGTCCAGTGCAATGTTTTTACTGATTAACGACGGCGTATCTTCTTTAGTGCGTAGGTATTTCCAAGATTTCATCCCATCAAAATCAAATATATTCGCAAATTGATACGATATATTCCCCATTACGAATATCGAGTCGAAATGGTTTTCCGCATCCATAAATCATATCTCGGTTCTTTAATTGGTCACATATTATTTTCAAGGCATGGGGGTCCATCTGTTTCCCTGTTTCTTTGATTATCCCGTGACGAAATATACCACAATTTAATTTTTCAATAATAATCGGGTCATTACAATGAGGACATATTACAATATTGTTCATTTAGTATAGTATAGTAGAATAGTATACGCCAAATCTTTAACTGTGTAAACGATATTAACATTTACCATATTATATAGTAAATGTTAACAAACCATGTCCAAGATTTAATAGACAGTGAGAAAAATAATCCTGATTTAGAGTCCACATTAGACGTCCCTGCCTTATTAGCTGCTGCGGAAAATGTTAGTTCAGACTTCTTAAATACACATTCACTTTCGACAATATCCCAAGATAACCTGAATGCGATACAATCAACCGGTATAATTGGTGAACAATTGCAAAATATTACAAATAAATTAGTAGAATTCTATCATATTGACTACATTTATCAAATTCATAAAGGAAAGCATGTAAGATGGTTACGTAATGGACAACTTACAAATGGCGGAATTGTTGTAGATATTAAATTTCTAGATACAGGCACCCATATATTATGTAAATGTCGTCAACGATTTATTCAATATAAATTCGACGAATGTATCACATTTCAACGATTATCTACGGACGAAATGATGATACTACAATTGAAGTCGAGTTTATAATCTATTTTTTCTGCTAGTATTATCTGGTGATTTTCGATTATTACGAGTATGTAATTTGCGACGAGTCATTTTTAAAAATTTTCGGACATGTTTGAATATTTGTTCTGAAGTATCCAAATCTATTTCCAAATAGTCCAAGGTTCGTTTTGTTGAAGACAATGAATAATTCTGCGTTTTATACCATTCATATAGTAAAGGTTGAATATCTTGGTTCATATAGGTAGATATTTGTTTACCGATGTAAGAATTTAAAAATCGCTCGAGTATTTGTTTGCGATTCATATAATGATAATAAGGACGAGGCTGTAAATAATAAACGTATCTATGTTCCATTTTTGCATAATGTTCATTATCTATAAAACAAAACTCAGTATCATATGGTAGTAGAAGACAATTCAATAAATCTTTATGGGCCTTTTCGCTCATGGTGCGTTTGTGTTCTACGATTTTACCATTTATTTTAAATGCGCGTATTACAGAATCAAACAAACCTTTCATATTCCACCTTTCTTCAATGAAATTCATAATAAAATAACACCATGTATCAGGTAAACATGAATTATTGGTGTATATATGAACACCCGAACATGCACCCGCGCGTTTTTTCTTATACAAGTAAGCCATTATAACATCGATACCGTGACGAAAAAACTCAGGAAATAATAATAATAATTCATCTACTAACAATTTTGGGTCTTTATGTAACGATGTGGGTAAACTATTTATACATTGAAACAATAAATACAACTCTGAAAACGAACCAATTGTTTCGTCCAAATCAAATATAAAATGTTTTGATTCAGATAAGCTTGGTGTCCCTTTTGTTAGCCCCTTACCTTTTTTAATATGTAAAACCGGTTCGTCCTGAATATCCATTTTTCCACTATAATATATTGAGAATACGAAGAATAACAAAATAATATAGATACATCTATTTATTATGTATCTATAACATGGAACGTGTTCAACAAATGGAACGTGTTCAATCAAGTGCACTTGATATGTTTCGGAAGAAAAATGCAGATTATGGAGATGCATTTGCAAAATTCGGGGTTGTTGGTGTGCTCATGCGTATCGAGGATAAAATTCAACGTGCTCTGTCTATTACAAAAAATGGTGTGAATATGGTAGATGATGAAAGTATTCGTGATACATTAATGGATTTACACAATTATGCAGCTATGGCGGTAATGTTACTAGACGAATAACTATTTTTTCATTCCTCTTCGTTTCACCTCATTTTTATAATCGTTTTCCGTTAGTTTATACCCCCAATGTTGCAAAACCTGTCTTATTTTTGGACTCACTGATTCATCGTCCCATTTTGCCTTTCGTTTTAGTATTTGGGTTACTAAGAATCTCATAAATCGCCCACTTGGTCCAGCCAATGCCTTCCATCTTTTAATTTGTCGTTCGTCATCATCACCCCTCTTACCCATATAATAATCACAATACCAATGAACCCATCCGTATGGGTGAGATTTCATAATCCAATTTTTACTTTCCCAAAAATCAAGTGAGGTGCCTACTTTCACCCCGTATTTATTTTTTTTGATATCATAGTCAGTTGACGACAAATTTTCTTCAGGTATATTTTTCCACCAACTGTTTGGATATTTTCTATGAACATTTCTTAATTTATTTTTAAAAAACTTAGATTTAATTGGTCTCCAATAAGTCCCTCCAAATGAACCCAATTTGAACATTTCTCTGGGTGATAAATTCGGACTAAATTCCACATCCCTTCGTTTCTGTGTTTTATTATTTTTCAATTTATTATTCTTCTTTTGAGTCGTCATATACAAATATACACATATAATTTTCATTCGCTATCTACACTACACCAATCATCATCGTCGGAGTATTCACTATCGACACTGCGCCAATCATCGTCATCATCACATAAATCACCGGTATATTTTTGCTTTAAATAATACATCGTAAGTATCATACTGAACGCGAACGTTTTCTCTACCAATACAGGTAATAAATATAAGGAATTGTGTATTGTTACGAACATCTTGAATGTTACCATGGAAGATAACATGTTCAATAATAGTTCACCTTGGATATATCGAGTAGATAATCCATCTGCATTTTCACGTTCCATCATATGAAGACATTGCGGAACATGTTTGACTGAATGTAAAACCGATATTATTATATTTACAATTAGTAATGTTGATAACATTCACACTACATTAGGGTCTGAATAATGAAAATACCGATTATATAATCAATATAACTAACATTTCGTAAATGTGGGAACTTTTTCCCACAAATCCAGAAAACTAGTAAATATAAATAGATGAAAGTTTGTCAGATTGGAACTTTTTGGATTATAGGAAAAAGTTCCAAAATAGAATATCCCAGGTTATTTATATTTCGTAAATTTCGGATTTTACGAAATGTTACTAAAATGCAGTAATTTGCAAAATTGATTTATAAAAATGACTGCACACATTTTCGAACAAAATCGCGTGATTGAGTTGCGGATTATGTTTAGGCGAATGTTTCGGTTGTATATATATATGAATAATACAACTGAAAAATCGCATAAAACTCGTAAACAATTTTATTGTGAAAAATGTAACTATACATGCAGTAAAAAAAATGACTTCGGTAAACATTTACAAAGCAAAAAACACAATACAACAACTACAACAAAAATACAACAAGCTTCAATACAAGTATATGAATGTATATGTGGTAAGCAATATAACCATCGTGCTTCGTTATGGAATCACAAAAAGATATGTTCATTCATTCAACTTGAACTAGAAATAAAACAAGATAAGTCCGAAGAAGTCACATCAAATAACAAAGATGTTATGATAGAAAAGTTAGTAGAAGAGTTAACAGTAGAACGTGCAGAAAAGAATGATATGAAATCAATGTTTATGTTGATGATGGAAAAATACCAAGAAATGCAAATGCAAAATCAAGAAAATACAAGAGAAATATTGAAAGAAACTGTAAAAGGAAATCAGGAGTTGGTTAATAAAGTGATTGACGTAATGCCCCGGATGGGTAATACGACCAATAATAATACGACCAATAATAATACGTTGAATTTCTATTTGACGAATACATGTAAAGACGCCGAATCAATTCACGATTTTACAGATAGATATGTAAAGCGATGTACTGATTTTTTCGTTGAAAATTATCGACATATCGCAAATAAAGAGGTTTGCTTAGCTACAAATGTCTATAATATCATGTTTAAATGTTTGGAAGAAAATCCTCAATATATGAATTTTATACAAACGACAGACATAAAGAACGGAGTTCATTATGTAAAGGAGAAAAAGAAAGATGAAAATCGTCAATTACACGGAGAAGCAGAATTCATAAAATACGTCGATGGTTTTGAAAAGGCAGGAGCTAGCATAGGTCATGCGATAAACAAATCGTTTTTTCCATTACAAGCAGAATTTGCACGTAAATTAGAGAAGGAGGTAGGAAATCCACCGGATGAAGACGATTACGAAGACGAAGACGATTATGAAGATGCGTTAGATAAATATAAAACACGTAAACGAGAATCAAGTAGCAGTTTGCAAACAAATGTATGTAATACGATGAGTTTGTTTGATAGTAAGACGCGAAAGATGGATATATTAAAAAAGACGAAACGGTCAAACGATGACGATATGAAAATAAAAAATGTGTAATATAATACATTTGATATGTGTATACAGTCAAATGTATTATCTATAATTATACGGAAGTGTTCATACCCGCAGACTTATATTTTGTCCATGAAATCTCTTTCCCTGTAATTTGAACCGGTGTTTCATCATCATTGCGTTCTTTATCCAAATTATCGGCTCTGCGAACAGCGGAATCTAGATATAAATCTTTCAATAAACGTCCAATTCGAACCGAACCATCTTGTTGGTCCATTTGCCCGTCTTCAATAAGCTTGAGAACAATAAGAAGTTTGGACATAATACCAATATCTAATTCGTCCTTCATAACACGTGTAAAAATATCCATGTAGTTATCGTATAAAAATTTACATTCAGCATAAACAATATTGAAAAATTGTTCGGGAGATTGTTGACGTAAAATGACGTGTTCACGCTTTAGGTCTTCCATTCTTCGAATATTGTTACGAATCTTCACACTATGCTTGACACGACGAATCATATCGGTATTATCTTGGTAATCCATTTCGCCCATCATGTTTTTAAGATTTAACCGTTCATCCTTGGTAAGACTCATTTTGCTATAATAATACTATAATATCTCTTTTTATGTATTTTACACAGGTTATAATATATCGCCGCATATTATATAATTTCACATGTCTTCTAATACAACAACAGTGAATGAAATAAATAATGATGGAAAAGAGAATATTCCAGAAAAGCAATCGATGGAAAGTGTATTTACGCGATATTATATTCCACCAAATACAGCACAATATATGAAATGGGGTCAAACAATCATGGTAATTTTATTATTTGGAGCCATGTTTATATCAATATTGTTTGCATACGTATATGCGAATTATACCGATTATCAAAATCGAATCAGTGTAATAACAAACGCATATTTATTTGGTGAAAATCCTCAGCGAACATTCGAACAATATATGAAGAATTCTCAAGGCGAAGTGATTTCTGCAGTGATGAATGATATCCAATCATCGTCAACCGATTTAGGAACAATTAATGCGAGATTAGACAGTAGTGCATCTCGTTTGTCGAAACAGGTGTCTACAGATGTGCCTGAAAAATATGCCGAAACCAACAGTTTAGGAATATCAATACAAAAGAATATAGCAAAATTACGTGATACAGTATCGAAATTGGTGGGTTCCTTTGTATTAGGTAATTATATTACAGATGGAGCATTAACGACAGTGCAGGCGTCGTAGATATGCGAGGTAAAAAACGTCACATATATTATAATGACCAAATATAAATATATACCGATAGACTATTTTACTTATAATCGACCTTATTATTTCGGATCAGTAATTACATTGGTGTTATTTGGGCTATTTTACGTAATAATGTATTTAGTATTTAAATATGAGAGTTACAATCGGCAAGGAATCTGCGACCCTATGTTTTATTATGGAGAAGCATGTCGAAATACACAATCGCGACAGATGTTATTAAACCCGAAATTTTTAACTATGAAACAGGCATATTATAACCGTGTAGCAGAATATAATGAAAAAACAGGTAAATATGAAGGAGTTAGACAACGCACCGCGGAAGGGAAAGAAATGGTTAATGACGCGGATGATAACATTCAAGATAATTTAGATAGTAATACACAATTTGGAAAAGAAAACATCGATGAATTAACCAAACTTTCGTCAATCACCCAATTAATTGCGTCAAAATATTTAGGGAACATTGGCTCGTTGTTGAAAGATGCGCCCCAGGAGGTATTGGATACAATTCAAGGACTTCCTGAACAGATAGGAGAATTAAAAAATCAAATACAAGGAAGTATTATCAATCCTGCATTTGCATCATATACAGCTCCATTGCAAAAGTTGTATCGTTCTTTAACAGACATAGATAAAAAAAGCATTTAATTCTGCATCTCAGGAAGTATCTCCGTGAGAATCTCCGGGAGAATATGTTTTATAGGAATAGATTTTCTCTGGTAAAATATATAAGTAATCATGAAATCTCCTGTAAAGATATCAACTGGGCTTTTAATCGCTATTATAGTATTGGGTATCGTAATCACAATGTCTACATGTCTTTGTTGTCAGAAAGTGGTCGCGTATAATTCGTTTCCTAAGCATACAATGTTGAAAGACACAGAAGGATTTAGACCCGTTCATTATGCTACATATCCTGGTCATGAAAATATAGATATTAAGGACAGAAATTTAATAGAGAGCACATCTAGTCTCCCAACTGCGCAACGTGTTAAGAATATCCAAGGGTTATACGGCCCCCAATCTTTAAATGCTAAGTTAGATACATTTTCCGAAGCATCTGGTAGTTTGTCTGAGGAATGTGCGTTAACTTCCAATGGTATGAGTAATTCTCAGGGATATTTATGCCTGGATGCAGCACAACTTGAATTATTGAGAACACGTGGTGGAAATCAAACTGCATGTAAGACTGGTGCACAGTAAAAAATTTTGTATATTTTATATTAACATTGGATAATATAAGATGTTTAAAGAATTTACTCAGTATGTTACGTGTATGTTAGGAGGTGAATGTCCTACTGATAAGAAGGAAACCGACAATGTAACAATTGAGAAGGAATCCGTTGTTGAGGATGAATCCGTTGTTGAGGATGAATCCGTTGTTGAGGAGGAATCCGTTGTTGAGGAGGAATCCGTTGTTGAGGAGGAATCCGTTGTTGAGGAGGACAAGTCTGTCGATGAAGTTGATAGTCAAAGTAGCACACCTAGAATGTTTACATTCTTTACAAATAAAGATAACATTGTAGACGATAAAGATAATAGTGTCGATGAAAACAATGAATAAATCAAGGAGAATGTTCGCAATGTATACAATATCGAATCATTTTTGATGTATCGGGGTCAATATCAATCATATCATCAACATATTCATGATTACAGTTTGCCTCTATATAAGATTCGATTAAATTTATAATACTACGATATGGACCATCTTGAATGCTAATATGTACAGTTTTTAATATTTCACGCGAACGAATCATAGCATTGCAAATTTCAGTTTGACTCATTATAGATATATAATAATATATTATATATCTAATAGGTTTTGAAATATACATTACACATACATAGCAAGAAAGCTTTGGTTTGGTTCATCGCATTCGATTAATTTTTTAATATGGTCATTCGTAACTGTAACGGGAAAAGTAATTTGCATATCAATTTCTTTCGCAAAAATGTTTTTCTCGGGTTTCATCAATCGAAAAAGATTCAATTTGGTATGTATAATTTCTAGACATCGTTTCAGATTACGAACACCTTCTTCTTCCAATGTAATAGCATCATTCTTGATAATCTCAGTTAAAATGTCGTCGGGAATAATCAATTCGTCGTCCTTGAACGCGACTTGTTCGCGAATCTTAGGCAAAAGAAAATCTTTTGCAATAATAAGTTTTTCTTTCGCTTCATAACCCTTAGTCATAATGCGATACATTCTGTCGCGTAAAATTGGGTTTACTTTACTTTCGTCGTTATAACTGAATATGAATAAACATTTACTGAGGTCAAAAGTGATTTCGCTGAAATATTTATCATGATATTGGCTATTTTGCGAAGTATCGGTAAGATGAGTCAAAATACCGATGATTTCTTCTCCTCGGGGAGTGTCGCTAACCTTGTCTAACTCATCAAAATATATGACTGGATTCATGCATTTACTTTCCATTAATATTTGGACAATTTTACCCCACATACTTCCTTCATATGTATACCCATGCCCTTCTAGGAAACTCGCATCCCCGGTTCCACCCAATGCGATAAACGAGAATTCGCGTCCTAAAATTTTGCTGATACCTTCTTTAACAAGCGAGGTTTTACCTGTTCCGGGAGGACCTTTAATGGCGATGGCTGATCCTAATGCGCCTGGGTTGGTAATCCATTGTCCAATCATCTGCATAATTTGCATTTTTGCGTCATTCAGACCGTAAACACATTCGTCCAATGTTTGTTTTGCGTTTTCCATAAATTCGCTACATTTTTCAATACCGTCGGTAATATTCACATCCAGAGTTTTATATTGTGAAAAAGGAATACGCATAAAGCCGTCAACCCAGGTTTTGAGTTTAAAATATTCGGGGTCACCTGGTTCCATGGAACGTAACATATTTACTTTTTGCATAACAGTTGCTTTATATTTTGGAGGAATATTGCTATCGAGAAGAGTAAGGCGATATGGTTTTTTAATACTCGTATGTTCATTAATTTCATTCAATTCTTTGATAACACGCAATTGTTCTTTATTTGATAGTTGTTTTTTGAAATATTCAATTTCGCCGGTTTTCTCTTCATCCTCGCCATTAACCATTTTGTAATACTTTTTGGCGTTTTTCATGCGAGATTTTTTGATAAGTTTTCGAATTGAGCTGCGACATTCGTCAACCGCGTTTAATAGAATTTTATTATTGGGTCGTTTCGCGAGTTTTTCGGACAATTGTTTTTTTAGTTCAATCAGGTCTTTATATTCCGTTTCGGCGTCGACGGTTTCGGATGCATCAGATTTGTCGGATTTATTGCGACGTTTTGATTGTTTATCCTTCTTTGTCTTTTTCTCAGATTCCTTTTTCTCAACGTTTGGAATCGAAATCGGTTCGTAAGTCTCTTTCATAAACAGTTTTTCATCGTCACTGTTACATTCTTCGTCTTTATCGTCTTCAATTGCTTTCTTATCACTCGCGTCGGGACCATTTTGTCCACCTCCAGTAAGTGCAGAAATAATAATATTAAAATCATCCATATCACCTTCATTATCTTCGTCCTCGTCGTAATATTCTTCTGAATCGTCGTCATCATCCTCGGAATCAGATTTATATCTCCGACTACGTTTTTTATGATTTTTTTTGTGAGATTCTTTTTTTGTGCGCTTTGATTCACGTTCGTCCGCCTTTACCTTTTTATTAATATAATTCGAAGGAAAAAGGGTGGCGATTGTTTTACGAAGTTCACGTGGATTAATTGCCGATTTATCGTCGTCATCTTCACTGGACTCATCGTCATCATCCTCGTCGTCATCTGACTCACTTTCAATAATATTCTTACGAATACGATGTTTGATATTCGTTATTTTAGACGGAGGACTATAAGAAGAGTCGGTTTCCGATTCTGAAACAGTTTCATAATCATCACTGGAATTTTCCATTTCGAGAACTATGTTTTCGTCGGATTCATCATCAGAATCGTCGCGATTTCGTCTTCGCTTGTTCTGACTTCGAGTATTGTATTTTTGTTTATCGCCCTTTTTAGAACCCATAATAGCTAACAAATGATGTTGTTAAATATACAATGTTAACGTTTATTACCTTTTGATATAAATATAATTTGTGTATATGCGACGTCACGAAGATATACAAAATTGATTTGTAATTTAGTTGTTATAAACAATATAAAATATACGCTTCTATATTATAGTAACATGTCTCGTCGCCCAAATATGGACAGTTCACGCACTCCGTCAAGAATTATAGGTATTCAATTTAGTATGCTATCTCCCGAGGAAATTCGAAAGAATTCTGTGGTTGAGGTAACATCTCGAGATACTTATAACAATAATAAACCAGTTGTTGGAGGATTATTTGATCCTCGCATGGGTGTATTAGAACCAGGAATGATTTGTCCTACAGATGGAATGACGTATATAGATACGCCAGGATATTTTGGGCATATTGAGTTGGCTCGGCCAGTGTTTGCTATACAGCATATGAAGGATATTATAAAAATAGCCCGTTCAGTCTGTTATAAGTGTAGTAAATTATTGATTAATAAGAATCAACATAAGCACATTTTGTCTAGGAGCGAAGAAGACAGATGGAGTTATGTATCATCGTTAACATCAAAAATGATAAAGCGTTGTGGTGAACATACCGAAGATGGCTGTGGTTGTAGACAGCCAGACAAAATAAAGTTGGAAGGTATGGCTACATTGTGTGCGATTTGGGAAAATATCGACACAAAAGGTGAAACTGAAAGTCAGAAGGTAACATTGAAGTTGACGCCTGAACATGTATTAAAGATGTTCAAGAGGATATCCGATGATGATGTATCCTTTATGGGTTTCAGTCCCAAATGGTCTCGACCGAATTGGATGATATTGGAGGTATTACCAGTGCCGCCACCTGCAGTGAGACCTTCGGTGAAACATGATGCCCAACAGCGAAGTGAAGATGATTTGACTCATATTTATAGTAACATTATTAAGACGAATAATATTCTTCGAGAAAAGTTGGCGAATCCCGAAACGCACCCGAATGTGACGGAAGGTTGGTTTACAATCTTGCAACATTCCGTCGCAATGATTGTGAATAATAAAATCAAGGGTGTCGCACCGATGGCGCAGAGGTCAGGTCGTCCACTTCAATGTATAATGGGTCGATTAAACTCCAAGAATGGTCGTATTCGAGGCAATTTGATGGGAAAACGTGTTGATTTTAGTGCTCGTTCGGTCATTACAGGTGACCCAAACTTGTCGGTAAAACAGCTGGGTGTTCCGTTAAAGATTGCGATGAATATTACGAAGCCAGAAATGGTGAATGACCGTAACCGCGAGTTCCTTATGAAACTAGTGCAACAGGGTCCTGACGAACACCCTGGTGCGAAAATTCTGGAAAGAAAAAATGGTGAACATATATCCTTGCGGTATGTTGACCGAGAATCTATTCGCTTGGAAAATGGTGATATTGTTCACCGACACATGATGGACGGGGATGCTGTGTTGTTCAACAGACAACCTAGTTTGCATCGAATGTCTATGATGTGTCATATTGTGAAGGTTATGAAAGTCGGCGACACATTTAGAATGAATGTGGGCGATACTAAACCTTACAATGCCGATCGACAAAACTAAACCCATCGGGGTCGGCAACAGGGGGACTGAAAAGGTTGATACCCCCTAGTGAATACGTAGTAGTATTAAAACAATATAAAAAAAATATCGGCATGGTATAGATACAAACCCAATGAGTGCGACATATAAAACATGTTCAACATGTAAGGAAATAAAAGACGAGAGTTTGTTTATTTTAAGACGAAATGTTTGTAAACAGTGCAGTAATGACCAGAAGCGAATACAATACCATAATAATTCTTGTAATGTAGAAGGCTGTAAAAAATGCAGAGTGTGTTCTGAGAGTAGGGATATAAATGAGTTCATTAAAAACCGAAATATTTGCAAGGTATGTAATAATACCAACAGAAAGCAACGATATCAGGTAGACGATGAACACAGACAAACTCTCATAGAACAAGCGACTTCTTTTAAAAAAAAGAGGTCTCAGGAAAAGCATGAAATTAAAGCTCAAGAACAAGAAAATATTGGTATTGAAAACAAAACTTGTCGTTATTGCACAGAAATCAAACATAAAGAACGTTTTAGGTATAACAGGTTAAAATGCAAAGATTGTGAAAGAGATGAACCAATTGAGAAATTCAAACGATGTGTGAGAACTCGCATATACAATTGTTTGAAACATCTCAAGAAAAAACATACAATTGAATATTTGGGCTGTTCAACGAGTGAATATATGAACTGGATAATGAAGTATGACGAACGTTATACGTCGAATAATTACGGACCAATATGGCACATTGACCATGTTATTCCAGTATCCAGGTTTGATATGAATGACCCCGATGAACAACTTCTTGCATTCAATTGGCGAAACACAATGCCTTTATCCGCTACCGAAAATCTCGTAAAAAATAATAAAATAGACAACGCACAAATAAAATTGCACTATACTAAATTACAAAAATATCATACCGATAATGATATACAATTTCCAAAAAAATACTACTACCTTTTCGCGACATACCTTGATGCTGGAACGTCCTTAGAGCCTTAACTACCACCCTGTAATGGAAACGTTATAAGGGGAACTCGGTTAATTACCGAACCCAATGGTCATAATGTTAAGGATTGGATAATCAGCAGTGTTACTAACTAAGTCCGTTATGATAGGATATGTTAGGCATTCAGAGACTGAACGGGTATGGGTGAGTGATGATGGTCTAATCAACCTGAACTTGCTTAAGATACAGTCCGGCCCTCTGGGAAACCTTAGGGATTAATGGCTGCATTTATGCAGTCACCGTTCGATGGGGACGAAATGAATATGCATATGGCTCAGAATATACTAGCCGAAACCGAATTGCGTCAATTGGCGGCAATTCCCTACCAAGTGATAAGTCCAGCCAGTAATTCACCGATTATTGGAATTTACCAGGATTCACTATTGGGTTCATATAGAATGACCCGACCGAATATTAATTTTACACCGAGAGAGGCGATGAATTTGCTGATGATGTATCCTCATGTAGATACAGAGGCGATTCGTGAAAAGGGTAAGACCCTGTCGAGTTTCGATGTTTTATCACAAATTATGCCTCCATTATCAATGGTTTACACAACAAAGAAATACAAGGAAGGCGTGGACGATTTTGCTACAAGTCCCAATGTGTTTGAATTGAGAAACGGAAAATTATTCCGCGGTCAATTAGACAAGTCGGTAATCGCTTCAACAACAAAGGGTTTATTGCATCGTGTTCATAATGATTTTGGAAATATGGCTTGTGTAAATTTCAACGATAATTTGCAAAATATAGTAACTGAATATTTGAAGACCAGTTCATATAGTGTAGGAATTAGTGATTTGATTGCGAATAAAACAACTCAGACACAGATTCTTACGGTAATCGCTAAGCAGAAGGCAGAGGTCAAGGAATTGATTGACCAGGTGCATCTGGGTGTATTTGAGAATAATACTTCTAGAACAAGTCATAGTGAATTTGAAACGAGTGTAAATAATATTCTCAATAAAGCGACGGATGAAGCGGGTAAAATTGGTCGTGATAGTTTGGACGCAGGCAACAAGTTCCTGATTATTATTAACTCGGGTTCTAAGGGAACTCCTATTAATATTTCCCAGATGATTTCCTGTTTGGGACAGACAAATGTAGACGGTAAGCGAATCCCATATGGATTCGATTCGCGCACTCTTCCTCATTTCAACAAGTTTGACGATAGTCCAGGTGCACGTGGGTTTATTGAAAACTCTTACATTTCTGGATTAACTGCACCTGAATTATTCTTTCATGCTATGGGTGGGCGTGTAGGTCTTATTGATACAGCAGTAAAAACATCTCAGACTGGTTATATTCAACGACGTTTAATCAAGGGTCTTGAGGATTTAAAGGTTGAATATGATATGACTGTTCGTAACAACAAGGGGAAAATTATTCAGTTTACATATGGAGACGATTGTTTCGATACTGGTCGCGTTGAAAATCAAACAATTCCTCTTGTTGGTATGAGTGTAGAAGATATTTACATGCACTATGATATTATTGGCGTTAATGACCAGAGTAGTGATTTACTCTCTGTATACAATCGTAGTGCAATTTCACGTATGAAAAAGCAGAAGGCAGACACACAGCAAAAATGTAGAACATACATCACCGACATGCTTGAGATGCGTGACCAGGTCGTCGATAAAGTCTTCCGTCATAGAAATGAAAACAATATTTCAATGCCTGTTTCGTTTCAAAATATAATCAGAAATGTTCAAGGTCAATTGGGATTAAATGCGAATAGTGTTGTCGATATCACTCCGTTTGAGGCGTTTGAATTAATTGAAGAGAATTTCAAAAAAATGAATCAATACACATATGCGCCTTTGACCAAATTGTTCGAAATCATGTATTACTTCTATCTTTCACCAAAAGAACTGCTTGTGAATAAACGTTTCCACCGCAAGGGTCTCATTGTTCTATTAGAAACTATCGCATTGAAACACAAGGAAGCTCTTGTTCACCCAGGTGAAATGGTGGGCGTGATTGCTGGACAATCAATTGGTGAACCGACTACACAATTGACTCTCAACACCTTTCATCTTGCGGGTGTATCGAGTAAATCCAATGTTACTCGTGGTGTTCCTCGCATTGAGGAGATTCTACGTCTTACTAGAAATCCTAAAAATCCTTCCTTAACGGTTTATTTAAAGTCGATGGATGAGGCAGACCAAGATAAGGCAACTGCATATGCTACAATGATGGAGCATACCAAATTGGTTGATGTTACCAAAAATATTCAACTATGTTTTGAGCCATCACTAGATGCGACCAATGTCGACGAAGACCAGTTATTAATGGAACAATATCACGAATTCGAGAAATTGATGACGGAATGTATGAGCCCAGAGGATATAATGGATATGGAAAATGAGAATCAGCATAAGTCAAAATGGGTTGTTCGTTTGGAATTGGACGCAGAAGAAATGTTGGATAGAAATATCACCATGGACGATGTGCATTTTGCAATTTCAAATAGTCAGTTCGGTAATGATATATCTTGTGTATTTTCGGATTATAACAGTGATAAGTTGGTGTTTCGTATTCGTGTAAATAGCACCATTTTGAATAAGAATAAAAAGAAGGGTGTTGCGGAAACATTAGACCAATCAGATGATATTTATCTGTTGAATAATTTCCAGGACGCAATGATGAATAATATTGTTCTTCGTGGAGTAAATAATATCGAAAATGTGATTGCTCGCAAAATCCAAAATTCTGTTACAAAAGTATCCGATATGCCTGAAATTAAAAAGGGGCAATATGCGGTGGTCAAGGACAAGGATATGTCGATTAAAAAGGACGATGGTAAGTATGTGAAGAATGATATTTGGGTATTAGATACCACCGGAACGAATCTTATGGCTGTATTGGCTTTGGATTATATCGATGCGACACGAACCATGAGTAATGATATTCGCGAAGTGTATGATGTATTAGGAATTGAGGCGGCTAGACAGATGATTATTTCAGAAATGATGGAAGTCATGGAGTTCAGTGGCGTTTATATTAATTATCATCATTTGGGTCTACTGTGTGACCGTATGACGTGTAATCACAACATGGTTCCCATTTTCCGTTCAGGATTATTGAGTGATAATGTTGGACCTGTCGCAAAAGCCACATTTGAGGTGCATACGGAGGTGTTGTTGAATGCAGCTCGACATGGTGATTTTGACCATATGCGTGGCGTTTCAGCAAATGTTATGTGTGGACAAACTGGAAATTATGGAACAGGTTCTTTCCAGGTAGTGTTGGACATGAAGGAAATGGAGAGATTAGATGCTCTTGATGTAGATGTTTCGGATAATGCCGATGAAATCGAAGCAGCCTTTGCTAGTAAAGGTGGTAAATCTGAATGTGGTAAATCGCAAATTGCGATGCAAAATAATGTTGCGAATATTCATACAACGAGTGAAAGTAATGTCTGTGATGATGATTACAATATTGGATTTTAAACCGACATGCGGATTGAATCCTTCAAGGGTGTAAATACTATTTGGGTGTAATTGAATATGTGAATTTATTGAAATAATATGTTTCAATAAATTTTTATTGTTAGAACATGATTTTATCTTTGAACATTATGTAAATTTCGATGGTGTATTGTTTGTATCTAAAGTGGTCCACTGGGCGCTTGCAACAAAGCTACTGAAATTTGCGACATTATTTACATTCCAATTACTTATGTTTTGATTAAATCCGGAAGCCGCATAGAACATGCCCGACATATCCGTCACATTCGAAACGTTCCAACCTCCGATATTTTGGTTAAAGGCGTAACCATACCCGAACATACCATTCATAGTAGTCACATTCGAAACGTCCCAACCTCCGATATATTGGTTGAAGGCGTTGTCTTGTTGGAACATATTAGACATATTCGTCACACGTGAGGTGTCCCAGTTTCTAATCGGTTGGTTGAATGGGGAATACTGGAACATGCCCGACATATCAGTCACATTTGAGGTGTTCCAGTTTCCGATAGTAGCACTACCGTTATTATTGAATACACCGCCTCCCGAGTAATCTGGTTTAAGAGCATAAAACATATTAGACATATTCGTTACGTTTGCTGTGTTCCAACCTCCTATATTTTGGTTGAATACATACGCATTGTAAAACATTTTTTCCATACTGGTCACATTTGACGTATTCCAAGCACTTATATCATCATTGA